CAAGGCACAAGTGCCTTGGTATACCCAAAGAAGGGCATACTTATCTCCATTTGATAGGAGATAACAGTTGGTAATTTGGTACTCTCCTTCATAGGTATGGGCAATAACCTTGATACCCAATTCCTTAGTTACTTCTTTGATCACCTCAGTGTACGAATTATACATTGCCATATACTCCTAGGTATACCTAGGTAATATTAATACTATAGTAATAATAATACCTAGGTTTAAAGCCCTAGCTATATGCTAGGTTAAAGAGGTAGCCTAGGGATTAACCTAGGCTACCCGGATAGTTCGTCAGAACGGGAGTGGATCAGGAACAGAAACAGGGGTCACAGGAACAAAGGTAACTTCCTTTGGACTTGGCTTACTCAGCTTACCCTTGAAGGCCGGAGCCTTTGGGTTATCTGAAGTATTAGCCCACAGTGAAATAGGATACCTGGTTCCATTAATTGTGACATATCCATTAAGTTGGGGCGACTTAGGATTATCTGAATTAACCTTCCACACATCAACACGAATGTTAGGGATTACGGCTTGACTTTCTGACATAAGTTATCACCTCTGCTAGTACATGGATTAGTGTAGCTATCCCTAGCAAAGATAGCAACACAGTTAGGTAAACAAACATTATTCGTCGGATAGATAGGAATCCATTAAGGCTTCCCAGTCTGCAAGTACATCCCAGTTTTCCAAAGGGGACCTTTCTTAATGCACATCTTTATTTGACTGCCGGAAAGACAGTCTACAGGTTTCCCCATAGACTGCCTAGTAACCCTATTAGCTTGCTCTAAGCCAGGGTGGGTTAGGTCCTTAGCCTAGGTTATTACTACCCCTTATTTGCTTTATATCGGGGTCAGCCTACTATAGTAGGGTAACAGTTTGAACAAGCGGTCAGGACTGTTCACTTTACCTGACATAGCCTACCCAGCTTTGTGGGACTGTTAGTAAACCAAGACGCTACAGTTTGTTGCGCAACAAAACCGTAGCCGCACTATGCCTAATTTCTATTTATACTCGCATAGTCGAGTACCCAGTCGTTTGCGTTGGAATAAGTCCTGGATTACCATTATTCCTATGATCCGAGTCTAAACGGATCGTGCTAATAATATTACCACAGGGTAGACAACTCCTGCTACACCCTTGCCGGGGCGTTTACTGGATAGGTTGCGGCCTACCCAGTATCCTATTGCGGCCACCGTTGCAACGGCTCCGCCGTGAAGTTTGTGAGGTTTTAACTAGGTTATCCTCTACCTAGGCCAATAACCTTAACCGTAAGTACTTGCCTGTGACATAGGCTTTCCATAGCTGTATTCCCTGCAAGGAAACCAGCGGTTATTATGTGTCCCCCTATTTATATACCGCCTGGGAGAGGTTGCTTGCGGTTCTATGGTGGTTGCAGCCACCGTTATACCCCGTTTGGGGTACTAGAAATCGCCACCCGTAGGTTTCCCCAGGGGTGGGGGGATCTGGATTTACTGTTCCAGTTCAGCCAGTTGGTTCTGGATCACCGTCGCCTTGGCCACAGCTGCGGAGATTGTGGCCTCCGTAGCCTTGGGATTCAAGATGACTCCTCCAACCAAGCCGTTGAGCTTGAGCTTGAGCCTGTCCTGTTCCGACAGGGCCTCGCGCCGAGCTTGGCGAGCTTCCGCCTTGGCGAAGTGCTCAGTCACGGAGGTGGTGATTCCGAGGGAAGCCAGGGCCTCCTGTCGGACCTTCAGTTCTGCATCCGTCATAGATGCCTCCTTGTATTGGGGATGGTTAGGGGTATGCAACAAGCACAACCAAAGCCAACCCAGACAACGAAAACTTGCGTTTTCACCCACGACACACGAAGTGTGGCGCGAGCTTTAGGGTATTTGTGGGAAAAAAGCAGGTACACCCAGGTTCATGGGTAAATTTCGGTAAATCCCATTAGAAGCCGGGTAGATTTGGGGCTACCACAGGGCCTTTTAGGTATTCCGTGGCTTCCTAGGGCATCCTAGGCCCCTTAGCGTAGGCCCAGGTACTCAGGCTACCCACCATCTAGGTACAAACCGTAGGCCCCCTACTGTAGAACTAGTTAACATCTAGGTACTACTTGGGGTACTCAAGGGTACGGATGGGTAGGTACAGGTTACCAGGGGGTAATAATAACCAAATAGAAAACCCCCCAGGTATTACCTAGGGGGTAGGGAGAACGGAGCATCAGACCAGAACAGTGAATTCTGGCATGCGATGCCCGTTCTTGGAGGGAACGATGCGGTGAGCCGGGTACTCCAGTTCCACGGCACGCTTGTTCCAAGCCGAGTTCCAGTAGCTCTCTGCTTCTGCGGGGGTCTGACCCCATTCTCGCAGGCAGGCAGTCAGGTTTCGTTCCCGGCACGGAGCCAGAAAGAACCTCGACCGAAGCACCAACTTGCCTTCGGCCACCCAGGGCGGAGTAGACCCGCTAGGGTCACGGCTAATTGTAACCCCATTGCTGAGGTACACCCAACCGTCCAGATCCGCTCCGTAGCGGGTCTGCATCTCCTGGTGGATCTTGACACCGAACCCCATCTGGATGATGTCCAGGTGGGTGAACTTCGTGCGGTGTCCCCGAACGTCCACGCGCCAGCTGGTGGAGTTGGTCCACACCCGATAGGCGTGCTCCCCCGTGCTGAAGAACATGGGGGCGGAACCCTTGGTAGGGACGAACTCGACTGAGCCAAGCACAAACTGTGAAGTTGTCATATGACATCTCCATATACTAGGTTTAAGGTTATTGGGATACAAACCTAGATAAACTTTCCCATAAAGAAATCCCCCTAGGTTTTATCCTAGGGGGAAATGACCCGGGTTTGGGTCAGAGGTGATCTGGCGGGAACCCATCACCAGTGTGGGGATTCCCGAAATGGAACGAGCTGTAGTTCATGCACTCTGAAATGTGAGAGGCAATCACTTCCTTTGCCTTGTCGAGCTTTCCATCTGCTGCCACCACCATGTCATCAATGCCTTCGCACTCAGGATAGGCAATTGAGTAAAGCAAAGTGTGGTGAAGCATGTAGCACAGCGACTCGACCCGGTGCAATTCATCATTTGCGAGTTCCAGATCCTTCTTGGTTGCATCCAACTTGTCTTGCTGACGGAACCGATTCCACAGTTTCTTTAACATGGCAAAACCTTTCTGGGCAATATGCCCATAAGAAATCCCCCCTAGGGATTACCTAGGGGGGAAGTTGCGGGTGAGTTCAGCGGAAGATGTTCTTGGCGGCAAGAACAAACTGCTCTTCCGACACATCCTCAGTGATGTTGGGGAACAACTTGCCCAACTCTTCCCGAAGGACCTGACGGTAGTTGCCAACACACTCGCGGTACATATGACGAGTGTACACTTCCTGCACCGTTCTCAGGGCTGGACCAATGCGAACAGTGATCGCATCGTGCCGCGTGGTCGCCACCTGTCCACCCATCTCATTGATGGTGTTAGTCAGGACATTGCCATCCTGACAAGTGGTAACTGCCACCAAGGACCCGTTCGGGGTATCAACCCGATTGGGTTCTCCGCTGTCTGACCACGGCACAACAGGCCCGTTGTCATCAGTGAAGCCCTTGGTGAACGGAGCCATACGCGGCTGGAAGCGCGTAGGCCACCCGTTCTTCTTGCACAGATCCAGCACCGAATGAGGCAGGGACACGGAGATCTGAGGCAGATCCCGCATCTTGGTAGCCTCATCAACCGGGAACCATGAGAGCGCGGGTGCGATCTTGAAGTGAGGGAACGTAATCCCACCGTAGGTGTATGAGAACACCTCCTCCTTCGCCTTCTGGTGAGCCAACCACAGGTCACCAAACTTGAACAGCTTGCTGTCGTAGCGAAGGGCCGCGTTCACCGACATGGCAGAAACAGATGCTGCCAGTTCCTTGATCTTGGACTGGGGCCAGTCCTTGATCAGCTCCAGACCAGAGCGGAGCTTGTCAACCTTGATCACAGCATTTGCAAGGTTGAACGGAGCGAGGACAGAACCATCCTCGTCCTCCAGCTCTCCGCCCATCCCGTAGAGGAACACCTGGCCCAACACACGCCCGGTGTAGTTCGTCACCGTGAGAACATTCTTTGCCCACTCACGGGAACGAACAAACGACTCAACCTCCGACGGAACGATGCCAAGGCACTCCGTAATGCCTTCGTAGACCTTCCGACCCATCATCACATCGTGACAGGTACGGCTCCCACCGATGGCCAAGGAGGTAGCCACCGGACCCTGAGCATGGGCATCATATCCAATATGCCCATGAGACACGCCGGATGCAAGAGCGTCACTGATGTGGTAGCAGTTTTGGATGAACCGCAGCACATTCCGCTTTTTACTTCCAACTGACTTCAGCTTGCCGATTGGGTTGGAAAACAAACCCAGAGCAAACTCACGATCAGTTGCCACGCGGCACATCTCTTCCCGCGTGACACCGTACTCCTTCTCGACCAGGGTAGACCACAGCTCAATGTCTTCCTTGGTGACAGGGTTGCCTTCTGCCAGCCGATAGAGAGCGCACACATCTCCATCGTACATCGTAGGCAAAACCAGTCCGTCGCGGTTGTACGCATAGAAGCGACCGCCACGACGATCTGCCGAGTGCCAGAACTTGATCTCGCTTCCCGAAGGAAGCTTGGCCAAGTTTTCGATCTGCCACTTAGCCAAGTACTCCATGAGGAACACAGGTTCAATCACGGTATTTGAACGACCGTTGTGAACCACCTCATAGGGCTTCTTGCCCAGCAGACAGGCAGCATCAATGGCCAGGTTGAACATGCGCTCATCGCGCACCCAGGTAACCTTGTCCATTGCGGCCATGCCACTTGCGTGGCTAGACCAGCTGCGACACTCAGGCATGAGCTTCAGGATGTCCTCAGCCTGCCGCCGAAGCGTCCAAGCCTTGAACACCTGAGATCCACCACGAACAACCTCGCAGTGCATCTTGTAAGCTCCCGTTGACAGCATCTTACCAATGATGCCGCCAACAACTGAGAACGATGCCGGGTCGATCCCCGCAAGGACCGCATCCGGCTGGATGAGCGTCACCAGGTCGTGAACGGTATACTCACCCTTACCCAAGAATGGAATGTTCATTGGGTGGTTTCCTCTCTATAAGAAGGAGTTAGGGCTTGACTTATATAGCTCTAGCCATGAGCTTGCCCAACAGTAGGGCTTGGGTTACATTCAACCCATAAAAAACACCCCCCGGATTTCTCCGGGGGATGCTTCGGGCAAGCCATTAATCACATCTTACCCGAAAACGACTTACCCTTTCTTGTAGCGGACGGTGACAGTGACATTGGTTTCGTGAGACCAGTACCAAACGTAGTGGCAAACTTCCTTCCACGTCCACAAATTGCTTTCCTTTGGGGAAAGAGCGAACATCTCGCGGGGAACGGTGTAACCGTCATTTTCTACTGAGTACAAAACGGTTTCCTCGTTTGTCAGGAATCGAGTGATAAGAATATCCATCTTCTTATTCCTTTGCAAGACAACCCCTAAGACTGTAGGGGCCTAACAGAGGCAGCATATGCTACCCATAAAGAAATCCCCCAGGGATTAACCTGGGGGAATTTCTCAGCACTGCCACCATCGAACAATGTGGACTGGCGTGTGCTTGACGTAAAGGCGCATCCACGCCTTCTCAAGGCTATGAGCCTTGACTGTAACGGTAACCCGTCCGCGTGTGCTATGCAGGATTTCAAACTTGTAGGTTTGCATCCCCTAATCTTTCTGGTCTATAGGACCTAGATTCACTGAACCCCAGTGATAGGGATAGGTAGGGAATCTACCTGGGAAAAAAACAACCAGAGAATTATTAGTTCTCTGGTTGCTTTGTTTGATTGGGGGGGATAGAGGGGGATATCCACCCTCTAATTCCTTACCTAACCCCTCAGAAATTTCTGACCCCTAAGTCGATTTACTTCAGTGAGTCTGGAGCTTTAATTGGTGTTGTTGCTTCCTTTTGTAGAGATGAACCAGTGCTTGGCTTAGGTCCAACCATGACTTCGCTGGTAGAAGTTGTTTCTACTGGCTTCTCTGGTACTGGAGTTTCTGGAGCTGTTAGACCTAGGTTTGGCATTTGTTTCTTTTTAAACTGATGCATGTATTGCTGAAGTTTGTTATTCATTTCAGTTTGATACAATGACTTAAGTATAGCCTGTGCTATATTGTTTGGCGTAGGTAGTTGCATGTTTTCGTATTCAGCATAAGCTGTAGCAAATGCTGTATTCATGGGTCTACCTTCACTATTGCGTCTTCCAGAATCAAAGGAACCCATTGTTTGTTTCTTTGCTTCTGTAGCTAAGCCCTGATTAATTAAAGTTTTAAACCAAGCTTGATTTAGTATTGGTAGTAAATATAATCCACCATTGTAAGCTGACTTAATTCTTTCTTCATCTGACTGTGCATTGATAAAGGTATTGGTATTGGTTGCTAGGTTCTTTAGTAATCGTACCATAGCAGTAACACCTAGCGGTGCAATCTCTGGTTCTAATCCCTTGTTACCAGCAACTGTATCTGCCAAGAACAAGGTAGTATCCAACAAGAAGTTGCCCTGTAAAGTAAACATGGGGTTTCTTACTGCTGCTTTAGCAATAAGTTTAATTACCTTTTCAGATGGTTCACCCCTTAGTAATCTTTCAATCTCATCCCCAGCAAGGAACCCGCTGGCTGCTGCAAGCATAGTCTGATACATAATATCGGTAATGGTATATACCAACATGAGTCCAGCCATCTTTGATGTAGACATTCTGGCACTGTTGCGTAGTAACATCTGACCAGCAAATAGAATTGAATATGATCTATACAAGCTTAAGAACTTGCTTAGTGGAGAATCATCTGTTATACCATCAAAAGCTGAAGAAGATATTAATGATTGTTTAACTGCCAAGTCTTGGAACTTTTCAATAGCTCCTACAGCTTGTATTAGCATTTGTTTATTTACGGTAACACCATCTACATTAACGCTAAAATCTTTATCAAGATCTAGGATTTTGTCCATATACTGAGAAATACTAATTGGTCCTGATTGCTTTAAGAACTTAAGGCTTTCGATAACCCCAACCTCAAACATACCAGCAGCTTTCATTCGTAGAATTGTTTCAGGTGAAGATAGTTTTCTAAAGCCGTTGTTCTTTAGCTTTTTCATCAGAGTTACATATCCTCTATAGTTACCAGATTCCAATTCACCATCAATAAGCATACGTCTTACTTCTTCTAGGTTGTTAGTATTTAGTTGTCTATTGAGTTGTACTAATGCAGTTTTAGCCAAAGCTGTTCTTGCAGAGATAGATGTTGACATATTTAGTGCTTGGTTAAAGCTTAAGAATCTACTAGCCAGTCTTCCGGTTTTTCTAGTAAAGTCTACTTCACCATATAACTTTTCCCATGACTCAACAAAGTTACTATTAGTATCCCAAAGTATTTCTGCAAAGTCGGCAAAGTCACCACGAACCTGGGTTTGTTTCCATCCATCACTAAATGCACCAAAGCTTAATCTAAGGACATCTCCAATGTATCTGCCATAGAAACCAAGTACACCACCAGCACCGCCTAGCATCATAGCACCAACGGCTGCTGCTGAAGAGTCTACAAGAATACCAGCGGCAATCTGGTTACCACCCCAAATTAGGTGGGCAGCTTGTGTTGTAAACTTAATTGCATTCTTACCAATGGCATCACCAGATACAGCAGAACGCATGTTCCACATATACTGATACTTGTGCTCCAATACTGTTAAGGCATCACTAAGTAACTTGACTTCTGCTTGTGATAGGGGTTTAGCTCTTACACCTTGTTCGGTTCTTTCAAACTGACCCTGTGATATATGAGATCCAGTTGGTCTATTGGCTCCATCGACATATGCCTTTAGAGTCCTAATTAGTTTAAGAACATCATACCCTTGTACCCCAGTCATCTTGTAAATCAATGAACTTGATACAGCTTGCTGACCTAAACCAGATCCAATTGATTTAATAATAGATCTTATGTCTCTGGAGAAGCCACTACGAATAGATCTCATTTCCTCTACGCCAAGTACTTCAGTAAAGTTATCACCAAAGATATCATCTATTGTTAGGTTGATGTCATCCTTATAAGTAATAGCAGCAGAAGAACCAATAGTATTTAAGAAGTCTATTGCCAGTAGTTCTGGAATTGTATTTGTAGATGCACTAAAGATATTTCTTTCTTCTTTGATCTTAATTGGGAATCTCTCAGAACGCATAGCTTGAAGCTTTGCTTTCATATTGGGTGGATTGCCAATATCAGAAGTAATGGTATTCTTTATTGCATTCTGGATTATCTTTACTTGTTCTGGGGTAATACCTGATGTATGTGCTGTAAGCAATCCAGTTACAGTAGCTGTTCTACTAGTGCTTGCTTCTAGTAAAGCCTTGTAGCCTTTCTTTAAATCTTTCAATGCAACCGAGTTTCCAACAGTTGCACCTGATCTAATGAGATCCTTTTTAGTTGCTAAATCAACAGATCCTTCTTTAACCTGAGCAGCATAAGAAAGAATAGAGTTAAATATAATAGCCTCTACTGAATTTGGATTTGTAGATCCACTTGCGTTTCTTTCAATAAAGCTAATAAACTCTTGTTCTGAAGACATGTCTGATGAGTTAGATGTCTTAAGTGTTGGTAACCCGGAAGTCAACATAAATGTAACCGGATGTACTCTATCAAGATCTTGTAACTGTGAAAGTTGTTTTGCTTTGATTAAAGAAGATACAGATTGAATAAACTGCGTTCTTCTTGTTTGATAACCAGCTTTATTCTTTTCTTCTCTAAACTGATCAATATCTAACTTGAATGCAAGGTAGCTATCATGGAATGGTCTTGATCTATCTTTTAGATTAGCATCTGTAATTATTCCATGTAATAGTTCTGAAGACTTACGATATGTATCTCCAAGTCTACGGATAGCAGCTTGTTCCTTTTCATTAAATGAAGGATCAATCTTACCACTGGCTAGGTAACTAAATGACTCTAGGATAATATCTCCAGATCTATTAGTTGCGCCTGGTACTGGGATTGCTGAAGAAAACTCTGAAACAATTTGGTTATAAACAGAAGATACTTGATTAACCAATAGATTTACTTGGTATTGGTTTTGTTTAATACCATCTAATCCGCCGTTACCTTCAAAGTATGAATCTACTGTTTGTGCTTCGGCATCAATTAAGTGCGCTAGTGATACAATAATACCAAAAGCAGAGTTATAGGTTTGGCCAGATTGATTACCAGTTACAAGATAAACAGAAGTAGAAATCTTCTGTAGTGTTTGGATTAATCTATTTCTTGCATGTCCATCGTCTTGCATAGACACAGTGCCTGAGAATAGATTCATCATTTGTCTAGCTAGATACGCAGCTGTACCTGGGCTATCGACACGCTTGCCACGAACCTCTGACAGCTTTCTAATAATGTGATCTGCTAGTACAATCTCTTCTTCTGTTGTTTCTGCATAATCAAATTCACGACCTACAACATCATTTCTGTTGCGTAGTCTAGTTAATGTATCATAGTATAGTTCATCAGAGATACCTAAGTGGTCTACATTATTTTGCCACTTATCTCTAATAGAGTCTAGTTCTCTTTTAACTCTTGCATATTCTGCTGAGTTTGGATCCAGTGTACTAAGCTCTTGGGTTAATCTTCTGTACTGATTCTGATTTCTTTCTTGCTCTTCAAGATAAGCAGTACGTTCAGTAGATGTTGAACCAGGATTATAATATACATCCGCATTTGAGATAATAAAACTTTCTTCAAGTACATCATCGTATACGGCTTTGTCTTCCATTCTAAGATCTGAAGTAGCATCAAAGAATCCATTAAAGACTCTGTTTACTTTGTCTGATACACCAACAAATCTACTACCAGTCATTTCATCTAAGAATGTAACTAGATTATTTACAAAGTATTCAATAGATTTAAAGGTTCTCTTCCACCAAGAATTAACCTTACTAGCTATATTGTTTTCTTCCTCTATAGCCTTTAGCTCAACACGATCTTTACCCATTGCTCTTGTAATAAGCATTTGGCTTCCCCACATAACCAAAGCTTCTTCCAAGTTTTGTTGATAGTAAGAAACTAGTTTAGTGATTTCATTTCTAGTTAGCACCCCACCAGCAAAAGCATTAGTAACCATTTTTTCTATTGCTTCTTGCCCGGTGTCTGTCATTAAGCTTTCAATTGCTTCTTCATAACCAATTCTATCTCTAATCTTAGAATAGTTTAAAGCAATATGGGATAGCTCATGTGCTATTACTTCAATAGCTTGTTCAGTTGTTTTACCAGCAACTGCTGCTTTAATTGTGTTTGGAGACTTAGCAAAGACAATATTAAATACATCATTAACCTTACGGATTTTAGCTAATCTATTTCCTTCAACATCATCTATGCTAATAGTCAAGTGACCTTCAAGTTCTGGATGCTTATGTAAAATAAATCCAATCATAGCTCTATACATCTGTTCTGTTAGTGCATCCAATCCTAAAGACTTAATTTGATTATTTAGTTGTTCACCTGAATTTACAAATGTAGACAAGAATATTGTTTCATTCCCAAACTTATTAGCTGATTCTTTTGGTCCAGTTCCATAGAATGAAAGACTTAATTGAGAATCTTCTTGTAAGTTTTTAATAGAGTGAGAAACGGCTAGTCTAACTTTATTCTGTTGTTCTGCGTTTAGTTTCTTACCTCTTTCTTCCTGATAAGCAATAAACTGAACAGTAGCATCTAGTTCATTTAGTTTATCAGTTGGTACATCTAGCCGCTGTAAGAAAGCTCTAACTGGTGTATAGAACTCATTAGACTGTGGATCTGTAATGCTTCTAACTACATTTAAAAGAATCTGAATATCACTAGTTAGGGCATCAACTTTGGCTTTTGAAATACCTTCTCTACTGAATGTATAATCAACAAGAGCTTTAATAGCATTTAGTTCCATTGTTGGCTTTGATATAGCCAAAGAAATAATTGGTAATAGCTGTCTAATCTCTTGTGGATTATTATTTAAAGTACTGTTAATAGTATTTAAAGCAGACTTAAGATTGTTATTTTCAGCAATTGCTATAGCTCTTTGAAGTGGCATAAGCAAAGCTAGTTCATATGCTTTTACAGTAAACGGTGTAGATCGACTATCTAAATACTTAGTAGAAATTAAATTAAAGTTTTCTTTGGCTAAGTATCTAATAGAATCTAAAATTTCATACTGAACATTATATCGGGCATCATACATACCACCATCTAAAGTATACAGTGGAGATAGTCCAGCATGGAGAGCCGAGAAAACTGTAGCTTCATCGGCTTTTAGTTCTCTAGCCCCATTGTAATATTCTAATGTTCTTTGTAGATTGCCACGCTCTAGGTTTGACTTCTTTTCACCAATTGATTTATTAGTAGCATAAGCAAGTTCAGCCTGGTTTAGTACAACAGAGTTTCTTAAAGCAAGTAACAATGAGTTTAACATTTCTGGTGTGAACGCATACTTTGTTTTACTATCATTAACATTTACTTGTGGGACTGGACCAATGGCTGTTTGAATATCCATTGTATTAGCCGTGGGTTTATCAACAACAAGCTCAGCAGTATTTTGATACTCATTATAAAGTACATATAGCCCTACGGATCTTATGTCAGCTTCTGTAAACTCTGGTCTACTTAGAATTTCTGGTAGCAATGTAACTGCTGCGTTTGCTGGGATTGATTCAGGTATTACTTGTCCAGCAGGATCAAATTCAACACCAGCAATATTTCTAGCTTTAACTAATTCAGTAGCTACTTGTTTTACTTTTGTTAAGTTGTAAAGAATAAACACAAGGTTAACAGCATCCATAGCTTGTACGGTTACCGGTAGTGTTCTTGTGTTTTCGTCAATAGGTTGCGAGTCGGGTCCTGCTACTCTAGTTCTTGATGAAACAGTAAGACCATACTTAAGACTTCCTAGTTGTTCTGATGCATCAGACAACATTGTAAGAAGATTGTAGTATGTTGGACTTCCACGCATACCCTTAAACATCTTTGGATTAAACCCACCAAAGTAATTAAAGTCTAACTGTGTTACATCCTTATCCATTGTATTGTGTTGATACTCAATAATATCAAACATGGATGTTAAGAACTTTGATACACCTAAGTTATATTCAGATACTAAAGTATTTTCATCTGCATTATAAACCTTACCAAGTTTTCTTAGTAGTGGGTAACCACCTCGGACATGAGCCATTCTAATGAAATGAACAGCAGCCCAGTTTTCTCTACCGCGCGGTAAGAGATGCATTAATCCATTTTGCTTTGCAAACCTATAAAGTCTGCTTTGAATTCTAGCTTGCTCAACGGCAAGTTTAGTTGATACATCTGTTAGATTAGTAAGTAAACCCAGTGACATAAGTTCTCTTGGAACATATGGTAAAGATTCTGGGTTTACTGTATGAGTGTACCCTATAGCCTGTTCTGGAATAATATCTGTTACAGAACTTGGTGCTTTATTCTTCTTACTTGCTCTTACCCAGTTTTCATTTTCTTTATCAATACGGCGTTCAATAGCTAATTCTGCTAAAGCGTAAATAGGTAGATCTGTAATATCAATATCGGCAGTCTTGGGTCTAAATGCAAATATACCCATTTTTTGATTAGACTCTTCAAATGCTTTACTGGTATCCCCAATAACTCGGGATGGAGAAGCAAGATATCTTAATCCCTGCTCTAATAGCAAGCCGCGCTTACGAGCTTCTTTAATCCAGTTCTTGGCGTTAGGTCTTGCACCACCGGGTGTAACAACGGATTCAATCTGAGCCTCTGCCTGAGCTGTTCTTAGGGTTTCTATACTACGCCGTCTGGCATAGAATTCTCTTTCCTTTTTACTAATGCGCGACCAATCTTCTAGGAATCTTTCGGGTGTCTCTAGAGTTTTATCGTTATAGTCATTAGCCATATACTCAGTAGCCAACCGTAATTCATATTGCTGTAGGACTAATTGAGTAATGTATCTACGGGCTTCTTCTGGATTTTCTCTTGCTAGTCTAGCAAAAGAAAACTCGTCAATTTCCCATAAAGCTGTAGTGTCTACATCGGCTGGATCAAAAGGAGCTGGAGTAGCGACTTGAGAATAAGAAGGACCCTGGTATGAAATACCGGATGGTGTTGTGTACATACGACCACCAGCCAAGTCTCTGGCTAAACTCTGGAAGAAAAGATAGTTACCAGAATTACCAAGATAGTCATTTACATTAACACCAAACTCTTCTGTGGCTTCTCTAATAGCTTCTTCTCTAATCTTAAGTGGTGTTCTATTAGCAGTGTTTATAGCAGCCAGTAACGGTAAGTCTTTCCAAGCTTGGGGATCTCTACCCATAATCTCAGCTAGCTTAATATATTCTCCACGGGTTGTAAGAGTACCACCCTTAGTTCTTACATACTCTCGACCCGCGTTAATTCGGTCAGCCCACAGTTTAGCTAGACGTTGTTTCTTATTATTAATAGCTGACTCTAAAGATCCAAACTGCATAATATCACTAGGTTTTACCAACATTCTTGCAGCCGCATCAATACGAAGATTGATAAGATTAGTTAGTGTTGTATCATCAATGATACCGCGACCAAAATCGGTTGACTTTCCCATTTCCTTAAGAACTGCATGATGTCTTTGTACACCATCTTTGTAGAAAAGTTTTTGGTTCCACTCATCTAGTTGTTGTTTTAGTTTAGTTCTACCATCGACAGAAATATTTATTGTTTCGTCTATTAACTTAATTAATCCAATAACGCCGCTAAACTCAGCATCCTTTAACAAAAAACCAATATCAGCATTGTTAATAACAATAGATGGGAATGTTTCTTTAAACTCTGGATCTTGAGTTTTTTCAAATAGAGCTTGTGAAATACTAGGAATACCGCCCTGATACAAACGAGGTAATACAGCAGCCTTAAAGAAATCTCTAAAAGTTCTCTTGGATCCTGTTTCGTCCATGCTGTTTAAAATAGCATTCCACTTTTCTAATGAATCAAACTTAGCTTGTTCATCTTTAGTTAGCGGTGCTGTTTGTTTTCTTTCAGATAGTTTAACATACTGCTCTGCAATATTCTTCTGGACTTGAAGAGATACTTGAGTATAAAAGTCATCCTTGTTGGCATCTACAGTTGACCACCATTCAGAAAGATTTAGATTTTTTATAAGGTTTGCTACACCTCTAGTACCTACGTCGTTTGGAATATTATAAGCCAACATTAACATTAACATGTGGTGAACACCATTAAAGTCAAAGTCAAAATAATCTATATTCTTTAATTGCAGTTTACCAGCTTGAATACCCTTAGCTGTTTCTTCAAGCGATGTTTTAATAGCACCATCAGTAATACCATATGTTTGATACCAACCTAACTGGGCTACAAGCTGACCGTTGATAATTGATCGTGCAGACCAAGCACCAGGTGATGCTTCTAGTCTGGAGAATTTTAAACTCTTACCATCATTATCTACAACTACTTTTGTTCTTAAAAATACAGAGTCATGTACTACAGCAACACCAATTGCTGGTAAGTCTAGTAAGGTTTCTAGAGTTCTATCTAGTGTATCTTCAATTGTTGGAAGCTCATTAAATAACTGTCTGTTATTTACCGTGGGGGTAATATCGGGAATTATTGTTGTTGACTTAGCTAATACAGAAACTCTACGCATATACTCAGCCCCACGAATGTCGGCTAGTTTCTTTCGTAGTTCTTCTTCTGACAATCCTTTGTATCTATCACCGTTTAGAATATGGTTTATTCTTTGCCGTAAAGCCCAGTCATTGTATACTTCTTCATATTGCTTAAGGGATATTGGGGCAAACATAGATACATTTTTTCTATGTGGTTGTCTAACTTTTATAGACTCAGATAGATTCTTTGCATTGTTTTCCAGGTCATTCATTGTAGATAGTGGAGTAACAAATGCTTGCTCTTCAATAAATCTAGAATCCATAATACCATCTCGTCTACCCATTGCAATCTGAGCTATAGCATATCCAACATTCCAAGCAGGAGCATAATCAGTATTACCATTACCAAAGTCTGTTATAGCTTTTGCTTTAACTGATGGCAAGATTACTTCGTTAATAAAAGCTTTAATGTAGTCTGCTTGGGTTTCTGATCCAGTCTTTTCTCTAAATCCATACTCAACAATCTTTTCATTCATCCGAGAAACTATCTGATCGGCTGGTACTCTATCCCCTGCCATATCTAAGTAAAACTGATTAAATGCTTCAATTACTGCTGCTTCATACTGAGACTCAGCTGTTGTACTGGTAGTTGCTTCAATATATTTTGGTTCACCTTCAATGATTGAAAGAATAAACTTTGGTTCTCCATCAGAACCAAGTAAAGCTTTCTTTGCTTCAATACCAGCTTGCCTATGTGTTCTCATTAACTTCATCTGAGTAACAAGAACTTCTTGTTCTTTTTTAGTAAGTCTTTCGGCTTCTTTAATTAAAGTTTCTCCAACTACAGCTGTATCTGGATCTGCTCTTAAAGATAAAGACATATGCAATAGCAACTGATCTCTAACTGCTTCTGTATTAAATAGCAGTCTAGATGTTCTTTCAGCATTACTAGATTCACCAACAAAGTTATTTATTGCTGGTTGTACTCCTGCTGCATTGTATTCTAAAAAGAATCCATTAAAGTTACTATTTGTATTACTGTGAAAAATAGCTAGTTGCCATGTTTGAAGTGGATTACTTAAACTTAAATTTACAGTACTCTTATCTACATTGTTTACATTAACAGTAAGGTTTCGTGATGGGTTTGATCTTAGGTTTTCAATAATCTCAAATACTAAATCAGAGTCGTTTCTAGAATACTCTAGTGCCTTTGAAGTTTCTTCTTCTGTTTTTGCTGCAAGTAAAAGATCTACTACACTTGTGCCAGTTACGCCTTTAATCTTTCCTCGACCAAGTGTTGCTGTTGCAAGGTTGTCTAAATTAACAGTAGCTCCATATTGCATCTTAATCCAAGCGTACATATCATATGATCTTAAAGCAACCCGAGCGGCTAGATTTGATGCTTCTTCTGTACCAATAGATTTAGCTATAGAAGCTAAATCAAATCCAACATTATTAAATCCAGCAACCTTCCATCCCATATTTTGCATTAATTCTAAAGATCGTAAGAATCGCAGTAGATCTTCTTTTGAATAAGCAGTAAAGTTACCAATAGAACCTTTGGCTGGATTTGAAACAAGCTGTTCAATAGAAGGATCAAGTCTTTCTTCTGTTGCTGAGTGTCTAATAGAAATCATAAAGATCTCATCACCCTTTGTTTCAATATCAAATGAAATAACTCTATCCCAGTTTCTTGCGTATTCATCTGGGTTTGCTACTTCAGGTAAACCCTTAATTGCTCTTGGATCCATACCTAAATTAGCAAAAGCTTTTTCTAATGCTGGCGGTACAGGCAAGCTAGATAGAGCCGGAGCTGTTAGTCGTGCTACAGATGTTGCAGTTACAACAGCACTACTAAAATAAATGTCTGGATTTAGTAGGTGTAACTGTGGTCCTAGGGCTGCTAAAACCATATCTCTTGATATATGCTCTGAGAACTGTGGTAGTTTTCTCAGTGTTTCTACACGCTCTAAGGCTTGCTTTAACATTACATAAAGCTTCTTAAAGTCAGTGCCTTCTTTAAACTCTTTAATTTTTTGTTCTCTAGTACTAAGGGTTTCTTCCTTAGCTTTGCTGGCTGTTCTAGCCTTTGGCATAACAGTATCGTTATTTACCTGGTCTTCGTTTTCAATATCCATGTTATTACTAGCTGCTTTTAGATTATCTGCTAACATTTGATCTTCTGGTGAAAACTCAAAACCTAAAGCAATGCCATTTGAAAAAGCCTGATCTATTGCTAGATTAGCTAATGTATTAAAGATAGAAGATAGTGTATTGTTATCTAGTTCAGTACTTCCCTTTAAAGACTTTGCTTTTTCTTTTGGATTAACTTTATTGTGGGTATCAATAATTAATTGATCAATGGAAACACCCAAATCTCCGATTACTGCTTTTAGTTCTGCTACAGTAACTTTGCCGCCCTTTTCTTTTCTAATAGCATCCAACAAAGCCTTACTTGTATTAAGCACCTGAATACCCTGTTTGGCTAATTCAAACAATTGCTTATCATGTTCTAGGGTATTACGAGAATCAATCAGTTCATTTAGAGCAAGGCGGTATGTAGATGAGTTCTTATCAATCTCAGAACTAAGTTCTTTAACTGCTTCATATAGAGATATTTGACCAGTTGAGTCTGCTTTCTGTTGCTTTCTAAATGCCTTACTTAATAAGATTTCATTTGTTTTTGTGGTAGTTTCTTTGACATTCTCATCAATCTTTTTTTGAATTTCTTTTTTCTTTTCTGGGTCTGTTTCTCTTTGAAGCTCACCAACTAAAGCAAATCTAGTATTGTTTAGTTTTTTAATTGTCTCATTGTTTGAAGCCTCAAATTCATAAGACGCATTAACAGCATTAAGTAAAGCTTTAGTTTTTTCTAGTCTACCTTCAAACTCTATGTTCCTAATAAATCTACCAGCATTTCTATTCTGCTTTTCGGTTGCTTCTATTTTTCTAATTAATCTATTAAGTGTTCTTGCTTCTTTAATTTTACCTTCACTAAGGAACTTACTTTCTAGCTTTCTTAGTTTTTTCTTTAGTTCTAGAGTTTCCTTTGTTTTGAATCCCTCGGCAATAAGTACTTTACCTTCCATGTAAGCTTGCCACTTAGACCATAAGAAAGTAAATTCAGACAGATCGTCATTAGTAACTTTAGTTATATCACCCTTAGCTCTTCTAAACTTTGAAATTAGTTTATTAAGCTTCTCAATATCTGAAGTTGTAAATAAAGAATTAGTGAGGGTTTTTGATACCAAGTCGGCAGATGCATCGGTTTCAACAGACTTTTCAAATAAAGAAACAACAGTATTAATTGTTTCAGGTTCTGCACCACTTGACTTTAGTTCTTCTCGTATCTTGTTTAAAACCTCTTCGCTGCATTTGCCCATTTGTATTCTCCTTATTTACATACGTCTTTGTATTTTTGTAATATATTATTGAATAGATATACTCTATCAATACTCTTTAGTCTACCAATAATCTCAGTAAGTACGGCTTCTGGGGTAGCTTCTATAACCTCGGTTGAAGGTGCTACAGCAGGTTCAGCTGTTACAATTTCAGCAGCTTCTTCTGTTATTGGAGCTGCTTCTGTTACGGGGGCAGCTTCAACTTCTGGAACTACTTCAGCCACGGGAGCGGCTTCCATTGCTGGTGCTGCTGGTTGGCTAACAGAAGCCGCAGCAACGCTTAAAGCCCCAGCTGTGGCCACACCAAGATCACGGGGAAGGCCGGACTCTACTTCAGATTCTGCCATTGCTTGTATTACTTCTGGAGCTGAAGCACCTAAGTCAGTAGCAACTTGTTGCATTTCTTCGGGAGATAGTAGTTCAGTTGTTGCAGCTACAGTTGCTGATGGATTGATTAAACCCAATAAAGTTTTAACTCTTTCTCTTTTACCTTTACGCCATTCGTAAAGCTTTGTAGCTAACTCTTCTGCTGACATGTTTTCTACTGTCTTAACTGAACTCTGTAATGTTTCTAGTTCTGAAGTTTTAATAGCAATCTTAGCAGTCCTATCATCTATTTCTACTTGAAGAATATCTTTTTCTACTTGAGAAATCTTTTTTGATCTTTTGGCTAGTTGTTCTACAAGATCTAGTTTTTGATCTTCTAAGTCTGATATTTCTTTTTGTTTGGTTTCAATTTCTGGAGTACTTCTAAACTCACGATTAAATTGCTCACGTTCAATGCTGTTCCAGAGATTAAAGATTCTTTCCTGTGTATCTGGATTAACTCTAGAATCACTAAGCATAGCAGATAATAACATATTAGATACATACATATCTTGATCTTCATCTGTTAATACTTCAGTAGACCCACTATCTTGCAGTTCTTTTTTCTTTCTAGCAAACTCTTCTTTGGCTGTTTTCAAGGTGGTGTTGGCTTTTTCTGCACTTAGTCTACTAGTAGCTACACCCCAAGCAGCTGCTGTTCTAAAGTTTAGGGTTGGATTTTTTGGGTCAATAACACCAGCAGTACGCATAGCATACATCATAACAACTGAATCAGTATATAATTGTAATTCATAGTTATTCATATCGCCCATGTTACCAACTCTACCTAAAGATGCAGAAGCTTTTAGTACTTCTTTTAGTTCTGTTGGAAGCTTTTCAAATTGCTTCTTGGCTGCTTTACCAATATAAGATCCAGTGCCTTTGTCTATTAAACCACCTAGCTTAAAGACACCAGCCTGTGCCATAGTGGCTGCACCACCCAATCCAAGTTCACCAACTATTTCTAATGCAATATCGTGAGCTAGGTTTTCTGTACTCCAGCGATATGTATCATCATTATCCATATTATTTAACTGGTTATTTATATTATACCAAGCACCAGTAATAATACCATTACCAACACTGGTTCCGACATAGCTAGCAGTTTTACCAGTTATTGATGTAGCGTTTTTAGCAAACCTACCCGCTATATTATGAGGTAACCAAGAAGTAACAATTTCAGCACCCTTCCTAAATCGCTGGACTGCATTCAATGTTTTTAAACTTGTGGATCCAATTTTACCAGCCATTAATGCTGTTCTTGCTCCAACCAAAGCAGCCGTACTAGTACCAGCAGTTAAAGTACCAAGGCCAACAGTTACTGCAATATCTAGAGGAGCATCTACTGAAGCAAACGAATCTCTAATTAGGGGTAATACTGTTGTCTTCCAAGCATATCCAGTAGAACTCATTTGTTCTACATCTGATGACATAATACGTTGGAAAGCATTTGTATCAATAAATTCATTTAGTTCATAAAAGAAATCTAATTCATGTCTAGTATTCTTTAATCTAGATTGAACATTAAATCCATTTGTTTCAAACCAGGCTGCTGCGCCTGGGTTTGTTGTAGTAAAAGCTTCCCATGCTTTGTTATAGTTCCAGTTAGGATTAGATGGAAGGTTAGCGGCTAAATCAAATGGATCAGACGAATAATAGTTTCTTCCAAATGCATTAAATCCTTTATACCCAAATACATTTAATACTTCTTCCGATGCATTAAACCGATCCTCTGGATCTACGCCAGGAAGAAACTGAACCCAGTTAGCAAGAGCACCATACTCAGCCCACCCTGCCATTCCCTTTAATCTTTCTAATGTTTGCTTTCTTTTTTCTGGATCTAATGACATGTTAAGCTTGTTTAATTCTTCATAGAAAGAATCTGTATTAAACTCAGAACCCATCATTCGCAAAGCAACCTGACCAAGGGCTGTGTTCTCAAACCCAAAGATACCTTCTACATTATCCCTACCCTGTGATACCGTCCACTGTAGTTCATCTCTTGCTGGCTGACCGAATAATAATTTACCAGTACCGTTGTCTCTAAATACAAGTGGACCTATGTTATTTAATTCTCTGCTTCTAACTGTAGCTTCATCTGTAAGTTGATCTGTAGAACTAGGATCTCTACCTAAAGAAGATTGCCACTCTTTAGCTGCTTGCTTCTTCTTTTCTTCTTCTGCACTTTCATCTACTGGTTTAATGTAAGACTCTTTTATATAAGAGTTAATATAATCGTACAACTGAATATCATTAGAGTATTCGTTGTATGCTTTCATATCTGCTCTTACTAATTCATTGTCTTCATCCTTAACTACTGGTATAAGTAAAGAAGAAAAATCTTTAGGATTAAAGGACTCACCTAATAAGTTGTACTGGTTCATTTATTACTGTCTCCCTTAAAGTGAATCCAAGGATGGCCATAATTAGGATGGCCGCGGTCGTGGATAAAGTTTTCTCTAATGAAATCAAGTTGTCTTTGCATATTTGATAATTGAATTTGGCTAGCAAAAGAACCAGTTAGTTCTACAGGAAACATACTAGGATCAAAGGGAATCCTATAATTAACTGGAAATGGTGTTCCATCTTCTGTTGAAACTAGTTGTGTAACTTTAGCATCTTTACCAAAGTTAATTTTAAATGTTGATGTATCTCTGTTTGATGCAGTATCACTAAATATGCCATTACCTACAGCAAATAAATCATCTGGTAGTATTTTAAACCCACTACCTAAAATATCATTAGCAGCCATTAAAACCATAGCATTTGTTTTTGATCTTGCATCTGAACCACCAGCAAGTCTACTAGCGGAATCATTAATTTTAGCTATAGTTGACGGATTAAGTTCCCGGCCACTTAAAGCTGAAGTAATAATTTTTGTTAAATCTTCTTTAAAGGCGGCTTCACTTAATCTATTTTTAGAGCGTTCTCCAAATAGCCAGATAGTAGCATAGGTAGATTCCTTGCCGCGCATGCCTGGAATATAACGCTCATCATCAAAAAGAAGATTACCCTCTCTATTTTCTTCAATAGTATTGGATTCAGTAAAAGAACCAGGAACAGCTTGAATTGAATCTGGAACAGCTAGCATAGGCATTCTATATTTTTCGTGCTCTGCTGGAATAATTATATTACCTGATTCCGCTACCATTGCTGGGTCTGTTCCCCAGTTTAAAGTCTTCCAAGAACCAACCTCATAACTTCTATAGTTTGGAATTACGATATTTCCTCTACTACTACCAAAGAAAGAATCATAGTCTTGCCAAGTTGATAGAACTTCTACTAGGTTTGTGCTATTTGGTTCAACGGTACGGTGAGCTTCTAAGAAATTAGTAAAGTCCCTATTAGTAGAAAGAGATCCTGTTAAGGTTTCTACAATGAATCCAAAGTTATCATTTGTTAATTCTACTAAACTTAGATTTCTACTATCATCATAGGTTGTCATATACAACGATACAATACCATCTTTATCAACATTAACAGGCATACCAGAAGCATTAGCTAATGCTACTACAATAGATGTTTGTTTTTCTGTTTCTGAATTACCTGGAATTTTCCATCCAGATTGTTCCCAATATCCCAAGACAGCATTGCCATCATCTCGTATACTAATAGATGCTTCATCGTTTATAAGTGTTCTAACATTAAATGGAGCTAACAAACCAGCATTAGTAATAAAATCTTGCGTACCAGACCCTCCCCATGAAGTTGATTGTGGTAGCTTGGTAAGATCCATTCCCTTACCTCTTATGTTATCTTCCGTATGAAGCATTAAAGATTTAAATAAATACTTAGATACTCTATCAAGCCTGCTCTGCTCTGCTGTCATTTTATCTGTTAAAGTTTTTTTAGCTGTGCCAGTTAATCTAGCAAATGTATCATTTGGATCACTAGGAATAAACCTAACACCATTTGTTTTACCAAACTCTGGATTGTCAGCTAACTTAAGTTCTACTAGTTTTCTAAGAGTTGGTCTATATGAACTTAAATCAGATCCTACTAAGAGTTGATTAATTCTAGTTTGTACTCTTTGTAACATAACATAAGGATCACCTTTAGACTCAATAGTAGCTTTTGCTGCAATGCCATCTGCAACCGCAAATAAATACATCATTTCTTGTTTTGATGTTTCCATTGTTAATTGAGCGTTACCATTATTAGAACCCAAAGCTGTAAATGCTTTTTGTAATGTTGGTAAAAACTGTGAATTGCTATCAGACGTTCCATTAGTTACTCTATACACAAGTCTTGAATAGTTTTCTGTATTTGTATTACCTGCTCCATCAACTAATTGAATTGTTGCAACATCGTTATCACCCATGATAGGCGATAAAAAGGGTTCTTTTGGACTTATGTTACTTGATCTAAATAGAGCAGCATACTCATCTTGAGTTCTTAATGTAGTCTCTACCACTTGCCTTAATGCAGCTTGCTGTGATGCTAACTCTTCTGGTTTGTTTCCTACTATAGACGGATTGTTAGAAGCTTCCATTAATACCATTTCTTGAACAGCCAACGTATTGAGTTCAGCCCTAATATCATTTAGTTTAGCTTTGTATGCAATTGGAGATTCTTTTAATAAGGCATCTAATTCTTTTTGCCGCAGATCCGCTATTTCTTTTAGTCTTTCAGTTAGTTGTTTTGGTAAGGGAATTCCATTAGCTGCTTGAGGTATTTCAAAACTATACTGATTATTACCTATTGTTTTACCATAAGTAAATTTACTAGCAGCTTCTACAGTTTTTTGTGCAATTGAACCTAAAGCAGGATTATCATGTACAAGCCTATCTACAACTCCCGATCTTTCAGGAAAATTATTGGCTGCTGTAGTTAAATCTTTAAAATGGTTTTTGTCAAACACACCAGTAACAGTAGGTCCTCCCGTTTTTGCTACAGCTTTTACAACACTATCTATGGTTTCATTTATTTTTTTATTTAAACTTTGAGTTAGCTTATCACCTTTGGATACAGAGTCTGATATAGCTTTCATTTCTTCTGTTAAAGAAGGAAGTTTTCCATACTTAGTAATGACAGCATTCATTTCTGGTGTTCTAGCAACACCATCGGTATTAGCTGCAATAAATAGTTCATAGTCTTCTGGAGGTAATCCTAAACCAAGTGTCCAGATTTGCAATCCATTTTCACCCCGTAGTCTATTGCTTGTATTACTAGATCGCAAAGCTTCTAGTCTTAAAAATGCTGGAGAATTGCCACTCATACCAAGTTGTTTAACCGTAGCATCTAAAGCAACAGCTAAACCATAAGCTGATTGAGGACCTTCAATTTGCAATGTTTCAAATGGAGCAGTAGCAGCAGTTAGTTGTTCGGAAACACCCTTTGCAAATCTATCATTAGAAGATAAAACACCAGTAACAGCAAGCTCAATCTTATCTCTATTGGTTGATGCAAAACTTGGTTGATCGTATATCTTTTTTAAATCTTCAGGAGAAATTGCTGGTGGTGTGGGAACAAAACCCATTTGGCTTAATATTCTTCTTTGAGATGGTGTTGCCGTTTCCCAAACCTTAATAAATAAATCAGTGCTAAATGTTATTGCTTGATTATAATTAAATCTGTTTGCTTCTGAGGTTGTTACTAATGAACTTATTAATGCTGCCATTGCTTCGTTGCGATCTTTGCCATCTAGTTGATTTATGGTTGCAAGTAAAGCTGCTATTTCAGCTCCATTTTTACTAGGATCTACATTTAATGGAGTCTGGCTAAATGACATTCTAGTATAAGCTTTATTTGTTTCCTCCTGAACCGCAGTAGCTTTAGCCATTTTTAAACCATACTCTCTTGACAATTGAGTTGATTTAGCTGTAATCAAGTTAGACATTGTTTGATCAAACGGAGAAAAGATTTCAGAGCTTGAGTTAATATTAAGATTGCTTAATAAAACACTTTGAATAACATCTGCTGATGCTCGATTTTCTCTGATTAACTGAGCCTGACCGAGGGTTTGTTCAAACTGTGGTAATGATCCTTCGGCTTCTGCTTGTCTTCTAAGTTCTTGCATTGGTATGTTATCACCAAGTTCTTCTGAAAGCATAGCATCTAAAACATCATTTACATATCCGCTATTTCTTTCTAAAGCTAGCTTACCCTGTGTAATGGCATTCTCATTATTAAAATTTAATACATCTCTTTCATATCCTAGTCTGGCAGAAACAGCTTGTTCATTTCCATAAGATAATTCGTATCCAAAAGTAGTTTCAAATTGTCTAAGTCTATCTTCTGGTGATAGTGTTAGTGTTTCTTGTTGAAAGGTAGTATAGGCTGATTGAAAAATTCCTGTTGAATCTGGATCTTGGTCTAACCAATCACCATAAAGTTGTGCTTTTCTTGCTTTATTTGCACCATTGCTGGGAGCTTCATCTAATAACTTAATTAATTGATTTCTTTTTTCTTCTGAATTTAATTCTGTATTATCAAGTATTGCTCTTCTTTTGCTTTTATCACCTTCCCAACTATCAGCGTACCAATCTTGCCAGCTAACATTATTGTTAAACTCGGCAAGTTGTGCAATATTCTGGGCTGAGTCTACAACACCACCAGCAATAATAGAAAGATTAGCATATAAAGCTTCATCTCCGCTAGGACCAACAGCTGTTTGGGGCGCACCTACCTGGAATCTACCTCCAATTGTTCTACCGGGTTCTGCAACAGAGCCTGGAGTTACATTTAAATTCAAACCACGGTTACCGCCAATTTTTAAAATGTTAGGATCTATAGCCATTATTAACCTCCAGGTTTATGTTCCTAAAATACCACCACTCATACCAAACAATCCACCTATACCACCACTACCCATAGCATTAGAAAGGTTTGCACCAGTTAACATACCACCAAATGCTCCAGAAACACCAGACATAATGCCAGCAACTAATGGAGAACCAGTATCCTGTAGCTGTGGAGCTGCATCATAACCCTGGAAGTCAGCAATAAATACATTCTCTGTTCGATTGTTCAACATATTCTTGGTTTGGGTATTGATATTCTTAACTTGCTGGGCAAATTCCATTTCTTGTCTACCATTTTCTTCCATCAAAGACTTGGCTTGAGCCATTAACATAGCTGTAGTAGATCCTGATTTAGCAGCTAAACCTCTAGCACCAACAGAAGAAGTTAAAGCGGCTCTTTGAGCGGCTGCAAGATTATATGTTTGTTCTTGCTTCATTGTATTAGCAACTTTTGCAGCACCCATTGCATCATAGTTATAAGCAAAAGCTGTTTCGGATATTTGTCTATTCTTTTTAAGTTGGTTTTCAAACTGCTGTACGGCTTCTAGCTGAGCTTTAGAATTATTCCAAGCTTTCTGTACAGTTGCTGCACCCCATTTAGCTAGGGCTTCTTCATTTTCTCTTTCTGCTTTTGCACTTGCTGCCATACCACCCATAACACCCTGAGCTAATGACATAGCTCCAAGGGCAATAGGCAAGAAGCAAAGATTTTCTGAAGGGAATAAATAATTAACAAGTGAAATAATAGAAATAAACAACACTGAAGCAATAAATTCTTTTACCATCCCCATTGACTTTTACCTTTCTTTTTAGGTTTATGATTGGTTGCAATTAATTTAGTAGCTCCGCTATTAGGATAATAGTCACCAGCTCTAAAGTTCTCAGCCCAATTCTTTACTCTCTTTTGCCAAGCTTTCTTTTCTAAATCCTTGGCTGTTTTTTCAGTATCCATTGACATATGGCTTTTATAAAAATCTACAGCAGCAGATAAAGCATCAACACGGTCATCATGGCGTAAAGCACCACGACCCCGATGCAACCTTGTAAGTTGGATTTGGTTTTGTTCATCTTTAATTGCCTTTCGGGCTATAACTAATCTATGCATAGCCATGACAGGTTCAAGAGTTTCTATGATTCTTAGTTCCTTTTGTCCAGTTACTTTGAATTCTTCTACTCCAACCTTACCACAGTGCTCTATTAAAAATGGAATTAATACCTTAGTAAACAAGCCATCACCAAAGTTAGACTCAACACGAACTAATGGTATTTTATATTCCTTTACTAGCTTTGCAATCTTTAATAAAGTAGCATCACTGTACCCACCTTCTATTCCAAGAAGCTCATGTACAAATATCATACCACTTAGAACAGAGGCTATACAAACTCCGGTTTGATCTGTGCCTCTACCGGAAGGATCTATGGTTAGATGCATATGCTGCCACGGCATATACGAACTAGACACATGCATTGGCTCTGGAATTAAGTCACCCGAAATTCCAAACATAGGCATACCCTGTAATCCATTCTGCCCCTGCCATACCAATCTATCAGGCCCTACTTCCGGGTCTATATCTATAACTAGTAGGTCCCGTAACTTAAGTGGGTATCTATCAGCATCAGCTAGGCTTGTAATTAGACGGTACTGGAGGGCATAGGCACTAGGCCCCATTTTAGCCTGTCTGGCGGCTAGCTCGGTTCGGTCGAACCTCTCTGGCTGTGTAGCGTCCCCTGGCTCTATATCCAAGTCTAGGACCCAGGGAGCCACGTCCTCGACTTCATGGGGTACGGTTGTATTTGGCATTTCTGCTGGGTACTTAATCATGGGGTAAGAACCCTTAAGGACATTGTAAATAGAGTCCTGATAATGGGGTGTTCCTAGGAAAATAACCCTAGATGGCTTATTGCGTATAGATTCAAGTTCATTTAACTTCTTGAGTAAGTTCTCCTTACCAATGGGAGTCTCATTCTTACCCGCAATCTCAATATCATCTAGGATAATACGATCAGCGTGAAGACCTGTAATCTGCCCTGTAATACCTCGGGCAGCACAACTCAAGTCCTGTGTAAACTTGGTTCTAATGGCTACATTAAAACCAAGGGCATTGTCCTTATCTGTATCTCCGGGGATTAGATGTACACAATAAGGAACAACAGATAGAATTTTTCTAGCCTGAGAAACAAAGTCAATGGCTTTGCCCTGAGTATTGGACAATACAAGGAAGGTGCAGTTGGGATTCTTTAACCATTCCCAACTAGCCAAGCAAGCAGTAATGGTAGATTTACCAGTACCACGGCCTGCCGCAATAATCTGATCATCGGGACCCTCTTGTATTTGTCTGGCTAACTCATATTGGATTCGTGTTGGTTCTCCCAGTCCAAGATGTTTAAAACAAAAGTATAAGTGATTTCTAAAATCGTCAATTACTTCCTGGGGAACACGCATCCTTATCTCCTATCAGTAAGCAGCCTTATTCATTTTGAATGGTGCTGCGTTTTTCATGGCTAGTTCTACGGCTTCAATAGACTCGCTAGGAATCTTATTGACCTGATCCTTATGATCACTAAGGATACCGCGAACTACGGTATAAAAACCAGGAGTACACTTAGCCTCATCGCCAAAGTCAGCAATTAAACGGCTAATTAGCAGTTCCTGGAGCTTGCTAAGTTGATCTTTCATATTACTTGCTACCAAACTTGCTGATTGGGAAGATGTGACCAAGGACATAGCCAACAACTAATGTCATACCAGCAAACCAAAGACTACCTAAAAATGATTCCATGTTATTTCTCCTTACTTAATTTAGTGTAAGCTGCATCAAAGGCTTTATCAGATGCCCGTAGTGCAGCAACCATCTCCCTAGGGGTAACTGGATCAGACTCGTCTAGCGTTTTCTTAGCTAGCTCTGCCTGCTCTAGTTTAGCTTTAGGAATAAATAAACCTAAAGAATAGAATATACTCTTAAGTAATGTTCCTAACCCAGTATACCATAGTATAAAGCATATAGCTAGGATACTAAGTGCTACCATTATATAAGATAATAAACTAGCCCACCAAGGAACCTCGTCTTCTACTTTAGTTAACGCAACTAATGTAGACTTTGTTAAACCAACTATAGTATCTTGTTCATTGATCCCGTCAGAACATTCTGACTGAATCGACGCAACATCTATAACCTCGGTTTTTGTGGCTTCATCAATCCTAACAAACCTTTCTTTAGAAGATTGAGCTAAACTAGATACTTGATTAGCATCCTTAGCAATCTGAGCAGTAGGTGATTTACAGCCTACAGTAAATAATAAACAAAAAAGTAGTATTAGTCTATTCATTATCGCCTTCTTTCTAGTTCTACAACCCGTGATTTAAGATCATCTAACATGGCTTTATGTGTAGCATCATTAGATGAAATTTGAATCTGGGCTTTGACTAGATCTTGGACAATAACCTTTAGTTCTAATAAATCTTGATTCTGCTTGTCAAGTTGTTGTGTTCGTTTACCAATATCAACAAAGAATCCACCAACACCAACACTAAGAACTACCAATTGAATCCACTGAATTACTGATGAAACATTTGGTTTTTCGTCTTTCATATTATTACTCCTCTGTAAACTCACTAAAGTTAAGATTGTCTGGATCTAATCCAACAAGCAATGGCTCACAAGCATCTGATGTAAGTACAGACAATCTAATCCATAGATTACCAGGAATACCAGCTCTTGTAAACTTAACTGCACATTCATTTCTACCAGAAATCATAGGAGCAATTGAAGAAATTCTAGTAGTTCCTAAATTACCTTCAACTGAATCCATTGTACCTTCTCCAAAAGATACAGTATCAGCATCAAAAGAACCTTCAGTATAAAGTGCATTGCCAGTACTTGTAGATGTATTCCTAAAGTCTATTAAACTAAAGTTCCAGGGACCACCATCTTTTTCAGAATCAGTTCCATTATCATCCCAATTTGGGTAATCTAAACTTAAATTCTGTGATGTAAATCTTCTAAATACTTTTGAATAACCAATTGATTTAATTCTTGGTGTTTGAATAGCAAGAGTTATAACATATCTAAAAGTACCACCATGATTCTCTATTTGTTCATTTTTAATATATACTTTTAACTTAGAATAATCATATCTTGAAGATGCTCTAAGAGCTTCGATATCAGAAGAATCTGCAAATATATCTTCAATATTAGTAAGTACTTGGGTTGTTCCAGATGTTGGTTGATTGTTAAGACCCCACTCTAAAACAACAGCACTGTTTAATACATCTTTAGATGGATCCCTAACCAAAGAAGCTATTTCACCCTTAGAAACAATTCTAAATACATACTCATCTACAGGGTCTGGAATAAAGTTAGAAGCCTGTGAGAATAAACAGTTAGCGTCAATGTTTAAAAGGTGTGTTCCTTGGTATCCTTTATCATCATTAATATGAAATCCACTTGTTGGTGGGGCTGTAGCAGCATCAACATGTAATTCATTTGGTCTATATAACCAGGGTACAAAGTATTTACCCTTTATATTTGATAACTGCCCAGCTGTAGCAGATATATTAGATAGGGTGGGCATTGTATTCCAGGTATTATAATAAGAATTAGTACTTGGACTAGTGACAGAAATTCCAGTAAGAGAACTTAGGTTTGTTTCTGTTACAAACCAATCAATACAGGCTTCATTATAAAAATTATTTGTTACATTTCTTACATGGAGTGGATTAGGCAAAATGTCTTCAGACCACTCCGTACACCAATCTTCCCAAAAACTATCTGCTTTAAAGTAGTAACCACCAGCATCAACCAAACCATTACTGGGCGATTCAGCCAGTGTAGCTGAAGTATATCTTTTTCCCCTAACATCATTGTATTGTTGCGCACTAGGAGATGGATCGTCATAGATTGTAATATAGTTTCTTGAAAGACCCTGGAATCTAACATTTTTCTTACAATCATCAACAGTTGTTGAAGAAGGACTCATTCCAAGTGCCAGTGCAATTTCATTGTAGTAAATTATTTGCTCTGGAATCTTAAAGGTAATTGGTTTAATATCTTCACTAGGTATTTCTAGTCTTTTAAATCCAGTTTCACCAAAGAAAGAAGTAGTTAAAGTATTCCAACCAGAATAATCTGCCTTTATTGCGCCTGCTTTATAGTATCTACTTAATGTATCTCTAGCCCGTTTAGTTTCTAAGTCTACATCGTTATTAAATTGATATAATAATCTAGATCCGGCAAAAGCTAAATCGCGTAACCCAAGTAAATAAAAATCACAATATGTTCTTGGTGTGCCTACAGCCAAATTTGTTTGTGGATCACTCGGTGACCAAGAAGAACCTAAAGCATTAATAGCATCAACTACTGTACTCTCAGCCACACCACCTTCAGTTTCATCTAAATGGAAGTAATCATCTGTTCCAGATAAGAATACTGGTAACTTAAGTGTAGAGGTGGTGCATTGTGGAATGCTTAGATAAAAAGCCTTAATACCGTAACCGTAAACCTTTGAATGATGATCTAAAGTGGTATTATTAGGATCATCCAAATCAAAATCAGTGGGGTCTAGTTGTATTAAACCAGCCTTTGTTCTAGCTAAACCATAAGACCAGGGGCTATCATATCTCCAGGTTGTAACTCCTGTATACTGTACTCCTAAAAGATCAGTGATTGTGCCATCAATACTCTCTACGATAGAAGATATCCATTGGGTTTCGTTTGTGGTAAACGGAGCATTTGCTGGATCGCCAAATAACTTATAGTGAACATATCCATAAGGAGAGTAAAGCTCACATGGGTGATCCCAGAATTGAGTATTCTGGCAGTTTAAAGGATTATTTCTAGTGTTTTTCCATATGCCATCTGTATTTACTTCTACAGCTGAGGCATCTGATTTATAATCCTGACGGTTTAACCCAATATTCCAATAGAATTTCATCTTGGTTGGGTTACCACTATCAATTGCAATATCATCTAAAGTTTCTTGTACCCAGTTAAACCATTCTTCTGGGTCTTGATGGTCTTGCCCCGCTGGTATTAGTGTCTTAACTAAATGGTATCCAGTAGGAGCATCTAAAAGAACCCACTGTAATCCTGGTGAAGCAGACTTAAATCTTGTTAAGAAAGATTTACTGCTAACATTAATACTTGTAGAATCAGAAGTATATGATAAGTCATTACCAATAGTTCTATTCTTATAGAATACACGATCCTTAAAGATAAGATTATCTACTGTAATATCTACTGTAGGAACAACATTGCGCCATTGCAAAGGAGTTCCACTTACAACCAAGATACTACCAGCTTCAATTGGAGCTGTAAGGACTGGAAGGAATGTACTGCTTCCACCACCGCCACCACTGGAACCAGGAACAAACTTATCACCCTGCCATATTAAAGTATCACCAATAGCAATACTATCTAAATCGAAAACTAAAGGACTAACACCACCTTCTACAGTAAGACCACCAGTTGAAAAGTATGAAATCTTATCGCTTGCAAATTCTTTTTCCTGTATGGCAAACAAAAGTTGGTGGAAAGAAGTGTTAAGCTGCTCTGCTGTAAGCTTAGCACCATCTACAAACCTAAATAGCATTCTATCAGATGGTGTACTTCTTCTAATAACAACCTGACCTGATGTTGGAGCAGTATTGAAAACAATATTGTTATTGTCTACATCAAAAACATAGTCTGTATTTTCAATTAACTGAGTCTCTTCAGCTCCAGCAGAAGCTCTAGTATAAACCTTTAGCTGGGAAGTAACAGGAAACTCACAAATCCAGTTGATGTCTGAAAAGGAGTAAGTTGCTCCACTAGCTGAATAAACTTTTTCTATGTTGTCGGCATAAAATACGGGATTACCGTCACTGTAACTGTAGCAGGGCATTGTTTCTCCTTATTCAATACTGGTATTTCTTGGTCTAAATGTACCAAGTACTTCGATATTTGTTATATTACATGGTGTTGGGTAGGGTGATTGTATAAAAATACTGAGGTTTTCTGAGAACGCAAGAACCTTAGTAAAGTGCTCCCCAACTTCTGATATCTTTAGATTACCTATTGGTGTTAAAGGATTATTAAGATCCAATGGATTGAAGGTTGTAACAGACTGAGCTCTATTCTTCCTTGCAATTATAACATCATAGTTACCTGTATTAAAGTGCCTAGTTGTCAGTCTCTTAATATTTAACACACCTTCGCTAACAGATGAAGAATCATCTGATGATCTAGCAATCAGTGGAGATAGCTCAACATTCATTAAATAAGATCTACCTATCCAAACGGCGTTTTCTGATATATCACCAGTAACCTTGATTTTGGTTTGACCAGTAATAGGATCAGCAAAGTTTTCTGTAACCTCATAGGCATTATAGGCATCATTACCCCAATCTTCGTGAAGGACTACATAATCAATTAATGGGTCATATACGGGTAAGGTAATTGTAGATTCTTCAGAAATTGAATCATAGAAAATACTTGGTGATTCAATCTTCTGTAACCAATCTATCATGGGTGTGGTTACTGGAACAGACTCTAAGGATACATAGTAAACAGCCAATCCTTCAGATGGACTTAGGCTTGAAGTCTGTCTTCTAGAAATAATGTACATATCCTTTTCATAAGTATTCATAGCAACAACCTTATCATTTTCAGATAGAATCCACCTATGGAATGCATTTTGAGCTATTGCATTATTATTAACTCTAAAGGTATGAACATATATTTCATTTTTATTTGCACTGTCTACGGCAAATATAGAATTTGTAGCTGAGCTTGCAGTAATTGCTGAGATAGCATCTGGCAAGTATCCCCTACAATGGAAGCTTACATCTTGACTGGTTGAATACTCATCTCCCATTGATCCACCAGAAACATAAAGATAGCTTTTCCCATTATCCATAAAGAAAATACTTGTTGCCATCTTTTGGGGAGCAACTAGCTTGGAAGTACTGAAGTAAGATGTAGGTCTAAACTCTACATTAAATGCAGATATGTTGGTATCTAAAGATCCACCACGAACTTCAAACTGAGTAGATCCAGAGCTAAGGGCAAGCATGATATTCTGATATGGTACAATATGACTTAGCTTGTTGTAGGATCCAACGCTTGCTTGAATATCAATAGGATCTGTCTCTGTTATGTTATTAACATCATCAATCCAAAAGTTAAAGAAAGAATTAGTTTTACTAGCTAATAGATTATTATTAGTAGCAAACCATAATCTATTTTTCCAAATAGCCATAGACTGAATCTTTTCTTTTTTATTAACACAGGATGGACCTGGATTATTTAAGGATGTTCCAGATCGTCGTGGGAATAAAGGTAAGTGCTTGACACGCCACTGTCCATCTGTAGCGGTATCCTTATAAATAATTAAGGGGAATCTTCTGTGATCAAATACTGTATTTGGACCTTCAGATCTTACACGCTCAAAGTAAGGATTCTTCTTATATCTGGTTGCTCTATAGAAACCAGCGGGGAATGTAAGGTATGGGCTTCTAGCATTGAACACCTTACCAAATCCCCAGTAACTTGTTTCTCCATCACGGTCTTCTTGAGGAAGTGGTGATGTTCTATGATAGTGATCTTTAGTCCAGTCAATTACTTCAATACCATCAACCAATGGAATAGGAATATTCCGTGGATTATCTAAATAATGGTGGAACATTCTTACAGCCTGCCAGCCGTTTGGGTCCTTGACTGCTTGAGATATATTATTATCTGAACCTAAAGAAACTATCTGTGGTATGTTACCAAAGTTTTCTCTACTTTGTCCTTTTTCAACTTCTTCATATAACTCATTTGATGCATCTACTTCAAATATAATATCATCTCTAACATTATCCCAATAAAAAGGATTCTCAATAAAATCACCATTAATATCAAATGAACCTAATATATCTTCTTGGATGGCTGGTTCTGCAACATTTGCACCATTGTAAGCAGGTGGCCTAGCAGAAATCTTATAATTAATTACATCTCCAGAGTGAATATATTCATTGTTAGGAATGTTTGAATAAAAACTGGGGCTTTTAAAACCAACACCACTAGATTCTAAGCTTGCATTGTTAGGCATAAAATCCAATGGAACTAGTTTATTCCATAGAATAATACCAACATCATAATCAATAGCACCAAATGTATCTTTCATCGGAGTAGAGCTTGATATTTGAATTTCTTGGTTTGCCATTTTATAAGAAGCAAGACCAGTTTTATTACCAAATGTTAAGTACTCAAATACACTTCGGTTAAATCCACTTGTATTATTTATTCCTGCGCTATTGTCTACTGTTTCCTTAATCCACTCGGTTGGTTCAATTCTATAAACAGAAATAAAATCATCTAACTTAATATCAATAGCTACACCAAATCCAGCAGGTTCATAGTGAAAACTATTTACAGCAACGGGATCAAACTTATAAGCAGCTCTATTAATAATAATACAATAACGATTAAATCCATCTATATCCAAGAAATGGAAAAACAAATTATCAGTATTAAAGTTTGTTAAAGGACCATCTTGATTTGGGTCAAGAGGATCCAAGAAGTTAGTAAGCGGTGTTGAATTCTTTACGCTAAGCGGAGAATTCTCTGTTTGACCTAGGTATGGTGAACCAGATTCACAACTAACTTTAGTAAGTGGTGGCCGTTTTTCAACAGACTTCTCTAGTGTAACCAGACAGTTATCAATGTTTTGTGCTTCTGAAAGCAATCGTTTTGTTGGTGCTTGTCTGCCAACACCACCGCTAAGTGAATTAATAGGAAGTCTGATAAACGGCATAAATTAAAACCTCGTTCTTGTAAAGTAAGGATCGTTACTTAGTATACCACGGCGATCTACAGCTGCTTTAGTTCCTGGATCACCACCAAATATACTTCGACGCTTCTTTGAGATATCAGAAGCTCTACCTCTAGCTACATGGAATTGCTCTCTGCTAGCTAAGTACTGATCTACATTCGGATCACCCTGAGTTACTGCTTGATATTCTCTTGCTGCGGTTTCCATTATACCGCGCTGCAATGGAGAATCAATATCATTCCATCCATAAGGATTGGATATGCTAGAAGGATCACCTAGTAGAACAATTACTTCGACCTTTAAAGCCTTGTCAAATACATCTGTCTGCTTGGTAATGTTGAAAAGCCGAGGTGGATTGGACTTAATAGTAGTATGGATCACCTCCCCCGTCGTAGAATCAAACAACGGCTCGACAACTTGGGCATAGCAAGCATTAGCTGGCAAAAGAATTTTACCATCGACTTCAGGCTCATATGTATCTACAAACCTATTATTTGCTATACCCCTCATTGTTGCAGACTTGATGGCTTGGTTAAGTATAAACTGAGCTACACTTGTATCTACGCCTGACTCAGTTTCAATATCACTAACCAGATGCTCACCGGAAGCAAGTAACATATGGTTTATAGCATCCGTATACGAATACAAACCCATTACTTTGATCCTTTCTTATAGGGTACTAACTTATTCAGCATTTCTTGTCTCTTCTCGCAGCCACAACCAGGCTTCTTATCTATACCTAGTTTTTTAAAAACCTTAGCTACGGAATCGCCAAGTCCTCTAGACGATTGTTGAATTGGATTATATGGTTTCATAAATCCTCCTTTAGAAAAAATACCTAGGGAATCTTTCGACTCCCTAGGCATGAGTTATTAGCTAAACGCTAGATTAAGCAACAGTGTAAGTACCCTGGATTGCGCCGCAGAGTTCTGGGCGTAGGATACCTGCGCCACCCATGATGCTGCTAACGGTAAAGAATGTACCTCTACGGACATCCTTAACAGTCTCAACCTTCATGCCCTGTAGGCGCATTGAGCATACAGCATTCTTCTGCCATACGAGAGCCTTAACAGGCGATACAGTATCACCGGATGATAGTGTACCTGGGGTTACTGTGGCAGAAACACCAGTTGTTTGAGCAAAGTTAAAGTTATACTTAGCATCACCAAGATCGGTTACAATGCCAATTTCATCACCAACAGCACCAATGCCAGTAACACCAATTGTCTTGGGGGTTGCAACACCAGCGGTGTTTACCCAAGTGTGGTCAAGCTGGCCAAGGTGGTTGCTCTTAATGATCTTAACACCCATATACTCAAGGGTATCACTTAGACCAAACATGCCAGTGTTTAGTGGAGCACCAAGACCACCAGCTTCGGCAACGCCACCGAAGAATGGACGGCCAGCACCGCCAACTAGATCACCGACGTTACGAGCAATACCAAGAGCGCGAATGTCATGGAAAGCCTGTGGAGTTACTGCACAGTAAACTTCACCACCCATAACGTCGATCTCCTGTAAGTGAACCATGTACCGCTCTAGGTATTCAAGTAGGGCTAGTGCTGCATTGGTTCTCTTTTCCTTTGCAACTACTGCATCTGGATCACACTTGGTGTTGCCGAGAGCATTGAATACTGCATCGGGTGGTAGGATAAGGTTGCTGCTGTTGTTCATACCAGCATAACCAGTACCGAATGGATTGCGGTTGGAAGCAAATGCGCCCTGAGCAATCATGCAAGCAATCTGCTTGTCACGGACATTAGCTAGAGCAAGACCAGCCTGACGGGCTAGTTCAGCTCTGTAGTCCCACTGAGTAAGCATGAGGTGGATATCATCAAGCTCAAAGAAAGCGCACATAGGACGCTGATCGAGTGAGATATCGAACCAACCTGGGGTTGAAATACCAGTATCACCTAGTAGTTCTTCGCCTGCTTCCCATACACCCTTGTGACCAACGGTCCCAGTAATTGGGAAACGCTTGGTAGTACCTGATTCAATGGTTTCAGTTACAACCATTGGCTCAAAGATGTTGTACTGGTCATAAGCGTGAATAACCTCACCGCTCCAAATAGGAAGCCAGTAGTTTGGATCAGATGCACCACTAGTAACTGGAATAGAAGTAGTTGAGGGTGCTGTACCACCGTTTGGCCAGTTGCCTACATCAGTACCTACTGGGAAAATTGTACCTAAATCGTCGCCGTTAATTGGCATAGTTGTTTCTCCTTAATTAAAGTTTCTCTCATAATAAATATACATAGGAGAAACCATTAGTTATTCCGTGTCCATTGGATTATACGGAGTTAACGATTTCTAAACCCATACCGTGAAGTATTAATAAGCATTTGCTCAACGGCCCGTCTGAAATTAGCATCAGTACGATAACGGGGGTCAGCTACAGCAGCTTTTTGTTCTGCCATATTCTTAAATACTTGCACTTGTTGTGGAACCTGGGAGGGATTAACCCTGTTCTGCAAAGCCTGTGGTTCCTTACTTGCTGGCTTTGCTGGTGTAGTTTCAGATTCAAATCTAGCCTTTAAGCCTAGCAAAACATTTCTGTATGCATTGGTCTGCAAGGCACGGTTTGTGGCATCAACCTCTTCCTTAGAAAGATTGGTTTGCGCCCACTTGAACAATCGCTTTAGGTTGTCTCCTCCGCCTACAACCGAAGCTGCATCGTCCCATGATTGTTTGGCTAATGCCTTACGACCACGGATCATTTGTTCAATAATCACATCATCAGCTCCCATCTTATCCTTAATTTCCTTACGGGTAGTAGCACTTACGGAACCAGTAGAGTCAATTTCTTTACCCCACTTAGCCCAATCTTCTGTACTAATCCGAGAATTTACAGGAGGCTTGGAAGCATCTTGCATTGTGATTTTGAGATCTTCTGGTATTCCAGAAAGGTCTTCTGACTTAGGTTCTTCTTGAACCTGATCGACTACACCTGATGGCTGGTAAGCAGGGTTGCTAACGCCATTCTCATTGTACTGCTTCTTCAGGGCAGCTACTTCCTGCCTTGCCTGTGTAAAGCCTTTACGGGCTTCTAACAGGCTGTTAAACCACGCATCCGCATCCTTGAAGTTAGATGGGATCTTCTGACCCTGATCCTGAACATACTTGTTAAACATAGCACGTTCATGTGTTGTAACTGGATCTTCAGCTGGAGTGGTATTAACTAATTCTGGCTGAGTCTCGACAGGCTGAGATTGTTCAGCATTGTTTTGTTCTAACATTTATCTCTCCTTACTAAGATTATTGATCACTTACGACCAGTCTTAGGTTTGATTTTTGGTTGAGGTTTCTTAGTATCTGGCTTAGGACCAGTCCGTGTTTTGATATAATCTACATTAACTTTAGGTTTCATTTATAACCCATCTTTATATTTGGAGTTGGGTTTTTTGAAACCTTTTTCTTTGGTTTGTTATTAACACTTCCAGATAACCCACTGAGAAGTTGAAACTTACCAGTAGATTCGCTAGTTCCTGGGCCTTGGTTGCTTTGCATATTAGGGCGGGTCTTACCACCCTTTCTAGCTGGTTCTTTACCCATAGCTTCTTTTCTTCCAGGATTACTCATCATTGTGGGTTTACTCCTGTAGATTTCTTTGCCATGTTCTTTTTCCTAATGCTCTTTGATTCTGCCCTACTAGCATTCATTTCTGCTTTTCTAGTAGCCATAGATTTCTTAGGAACTTCGGTTCTTTCTACTTTAATCTTTTTTAATGATTCTATTAGAGATGGTTTACCGACTCCTTGAGGACCAGGACCAGCAGCAGCGGCTTTCTTTTTCTTTCTTGCACCCATAAATACTCCTTATTTCTTAAGTTTATTTTGTAAAATCATACCAGCTCTGTGGTAACCATTTTCCCAATTATCTAATAAACTATCCTTATTAATTGAATCACCAACATAGGCGGTTTGCGCTGTACTTGTTGTTGAACCAAATGAAACCCTAGTAATATCAGATTTACTAAAAGTAGATCCAGCTGATGTAAAACTTACTAAAGGGTTGTTTAATTTATAACAAAGTAAATGTGATCCTAGAGTTGAAGATGGATTTGCAGATTCGTCATCATTAGAACCATCACCAGTATTTGGTACAAATGTAATTGTAGAGGGAAGAATACCAAGACTAAAAGAATCATGGAAAAGAATTTTTCCAGGGGGATTAGGTGTGTTCCATTTTTCAATAGATACATCTGTCCATAATATGCCTGCAAGTCCTATAGTTGGATTTTCAGGTAAATCAGCTCCTTCAGCAAAGCATAACATAGTTTCTTTTTCTAAATAAAATCTAAATGTAAGTGCTCCAGAAACCTCTGGTGTTGGAGAGTCTATTGTTGCATTACCAATATTAATACCAACTCTTCCATTTGCTACTACATAACTTGGTATACTATTTACAGTATAAGTATCTATAGAATAATCACTAGAAAATAAATCTTTAATAAAGTTAGTTATAGTACACTGAGTATGATCCGAAGGAGTAAAGTTAGTGTAACCTAAAATTTCTTTTAATTTACTATTAAATGCTTGTCCAATTACACCCAAAAATGATAAACCAATATCTATGTTACTTGCAAGAGTAAATGTAAATTTTTGAGCAATGGGAACATTAGCCCATGAGCCCGAAATAGGAAATTTAATATCACCTTGGTCTGGAGTAGCTAATACCCAAACCTCTAGTGCTTCTGCACTTCCACCTACAATAACAATATCCTTAATTGTAAAAGTCATGGTTGGATTAATTTCTTCTATAACTGTATTGTTAGCATACATACTATCTACTACAGTAGCAAAAGAAGATACTTTATCACCAACTTGTGGGGCTTCTTCGGCTGACTGAATATTTCTTGGCCAAATATACTTAGATCCAACAGCCCCTGTTACAGTTTGCCATACAGCAATATCAGTAACTGTTTTGCCATCTTCTAAAATGTTTACACTTTCTCCGGGGGGAGAAATAGAAAATACAGAATTAACGGTTTCATTTGATCCTTCAGAATCAATTGGTATACTAATTTCAACTAATTCAGTTCTATCAATATCTGCAAGTCCTTGAGTATTAGCTACTACAGGATCAAAGGTAATTAACTGGTTTGTAGTTGTGTCTAAAAACAAACCACGACGCAATGCAAGTTGTTGTTGATAAGTAATTGTCATGTTAACCTCACTTTATTTTTTTAATAAGTTTTAAACCAGTATTGTGTAGTTGTTTTTCGACTGAACCTACAGAACTGTCTAAGTTAAAATCTTGTGCTTGTGTTGTTTCACGATCTAAGAAGAATATCTGTGATCCTGGAGGAGAAAGAGAAAAATCTAAACCAGGGATAATAATAGCACCACCACCAGCTACACCAGTATCAATATCAAAATCAACTGGAGTATTAAACTCTTCTAAAGAGTTTGCATACTCTGGTTTTGGAAACTTTAATCTACTTACACCAACATCAGGTGTAAATCTATTGAAAATAGTACTTAATAGCGATGGGGAAAATGAAGAATTAGTTTTAGTAAATCCTTTAGAAGTTAGATCTGAATTAAATGTACTTAGATTACTTGGAGCATCATAGTTTACAAATGCTTTAGTTGTACCTAAGAATGTTACATTACCATTACTACCTAAAACACATAAACCAGAGCCAACAGTAACTGATGCCGCAGCAGTAGAAGCACTACGGGGAGCTCTAGCATAAAATACATTTCTTGGTGGAGCATACGTTATTGTTGTTGGTCCTTTTGATTCGTCTACAATACCAAAAACTTCATTGTATAGTTCTCTATTAAAATTAGGATTATCAATATATGTAGCATTACCAGTAGAACTAAATACAGCTTTTCTTTGTTGAATTTTTGATAACATATCTTCTTGTAACTGCCCCCAACCACAACCAACAGGAGGGAAGAAAACAATTTCTGGTTCTTGATATGGAATTTCTTCAGATTCAGTTCCAGTATATTTGGTATTAGCACAAACACAACCACCATAAGTTGCATAACTTCCAAAGATATCTATAACCGGGAATCTATTACCACTGGAATCTTTTGGAATCTTGTTTAAAGCGTGCTTGATAAACAATCTAGATCCACCAGTAGCATTAGGTTGAAAGGTATTATTTGGATAGCAAACAGAGTATTGAGTAGATAAATCAATACCGTTGTTTGGTTTTCCAAAGTTTACTTCTAGTGGATTAGTTTTATATAGCTGATTAAAAGAATCATATTTAACAGAAGATGTTAACTCTAATCCATATAGACTACCAGTTTCATGTAATAACCAAACAACGCAAGGTCTTCTACCATATCCTCCTGCTGCTACAACTTTAACAAATCCTTCATTGTCAATACTTGGAATTGTTCCGTCATCTCTAGTTAAAAATGGTATTAATTCATCCTTACCAAAGTAAGCTAAACCATTCCATCCGATAGTAGTATTTGAACCAATTGCATTTAAATCTACATATAAAATTCTGACAGATCCGTTAGAATCTAAAGTTACAAGGGCTACATCACTTGCTTGATGTATTGACACATAATCAACTGTAACATCATCAATACCATCTTCATCGGTATCTTTTGTATAAACTTCTTTTAGTGGTGCTTTAATTCCTGTTTCACCAACAACTAAAGAATAGTTTTTAGCTGCATGCAATAATCTTAAATCTTGAAATAAAGATGTACTTGGTACAGTAAGAATTCCATTTGTATTTGAACCGGCTGTTACAATATAATTTTCTTTTTCTGAGTTTTCGGCTATTAAATAAGTAGGTGTAACAGCAAGTTTTCTTATACGAGGATTAAAATTGTAGTTGTTTAAAAAAGAAGTAACAAATGCTGGTGCATCTCCTACTACAGTATAGGTAGATGCAAAGGCAAATTGATACTTCTCTACTACAATAAAGGATTCACTTACCCAACAGTTTCTTACGTCACTAATTGTTGCTTGCAAAGATCCCCAAACCTTTAATGTATTATCTGTGGTAATGCCACAGCTATAGTTACCATGTGCTTTTACTTCCCGGAAGAATAATCCAGCAGGTACACTGGTCTGACCAAATGTATTATTACCCCAGGCAAAGGCAGCCCCATCTTCTCTTAAAACTATAGCATGATCAAATCCAGCATCAACACTTACAAATCCACCCTTGGCAGTTGAAGGTTGTGGTTTGTTTGCTACTAAATCACCTATTTGACTTGGGCCAGTAACCCCATCAATAACTTCAACGCCACCACTTGAAATAATTTTTACTAACCATCTTCGTGAACTAGCGTTTGTATTTTTATTTAGAGCAACATCAACAACCTCATCACCATTAATAACACTCGCTAAATTAGTATTAAATCCAGCATAGTGTAGTGCATTTCCTGAATTTATGAAAGCAATTTCATCTTGATATCCACATACCTTTTTTATGTCTTCTCCAGCAATAGCTGCATTAATAGTAGAACTAAAAGAACCACTAGCAAATCCTAAATCAGTAGCTGTAGCTGAACTCTTATCTACTAGGTTTGGATTTTGTATATTTATTTCACGGTTATTATAAGTATTTCTAACTAGTAAAGTAATATCTAAAGAAAATGGTGAAGCATCTGTTGTTGAATATGCGTTTTGTGGGGCATCTATTAAACCAGAAGGAGTAATATGGAGAGCAGAAAAGAAACCACAACTTATTCTTTGTTTGCTGGATCCTTTAACTTCATTTGTAACAAAGTCAAAATATGGTGCTTTATAAAATTCAATTGGTTTAATACTGCCAAAGCCACCAGCTGGAGAAGCAGCAGCTCGTCTTTGTGTATCAACTAGTTCATATGGAGATGCACCGCCTTCTTGATTACTAGTATAACCTAAACTTAACTCTTTATTTTTTGTAGATAACGAATTTAATAATACTTGATTTGCTGATTTTCTGTCTGTTCTAAATCCACCTTGACCGCTTGTTATCATGGTTCCAGCTAAACCTTGTTCCCAGTAGTCTGTTGTAGTATTTTTAAGTATTATTAATGTACTTTCTAATCCACCTAAATCATTAAATTTTTCGTTATTTGTGCCAGTTGTTTTAGAGTAAGGATAGAAAGGATATACGTTATCAATAGAGAATTCATCATCACATCTTTGAATAGCATTTGTATAAACATCTGCATCTAGTGCTCTAAATATTTGGGCTTCTTCTGGACCTCCAGCAAAAATCCAACTTAAACTATCTAAAGTAATTGGAGTATTGGGAGCAACCGAATTTGGTAGCCAAATACCATAAGGTTCCATGGAAGTAATTCTTGCACTATAGTTAGCTGGTTTTACATCTTCATAGTCTTCATTAATATTATTTAATCTACCAGATGGAAAGACTGGTCCATTGAAGGGGTCAAAAATAAAACTATCACACTCGTTGCTTCTAACACCAATTGAGTCAATAGTTCCATTAGCTTTTTGGAGTAGCCAGTTATCACCACCACCTACAACATTTACAAAGAATCCATCATCTTCTGTGGCTCGTTCTCTATTACCTAAAGCAAGGATAGCAATACAGTGATAATCTAATTCTGAAGTATTTGTTGGAATTCCTTCGGAATTAAAAGGTTTAATATTATTTAGTGTGTCTGTAAACGCATAAACACCAACTATATGATCTGAGTTAACATAGTTTTTTTCGACCTGCATCCAAGGTTCTGGGGCAAGCTCGCCTTCTTCGGTATTGAAAAAGAAACCCTGTTCTGATGTAGGTCTATTAAAAAATCCAGGATCACCGAAGTAATCAAAGTAACTAAACTTTAGTATATTTCTAATAGAACTATCATTACACTTTTTAATTCCATAGACAGCGGGGTACTCTCCTAAAACCTTTGGTGGATTTCCTAAACCAAATACTTGTCGGCCAATAAATGAAGACTGCTCCCATGCTTTAAACTCTACAATAGAAGTCTTTTCTCTAAGAAGAACACCACTATCAGATAAAAGTATACGGCTACTAATTGGTGAAAATGATACAGGGCTTACGTTATTGTTTTCAATATAGAAAAAGTTTAAACCCTTGCTTAAAGCTAATACTTGAGGATATGATAGTGGATTCATTTGTTCTCCTTTATCCCATTATTCGTGCGAATGTTACGCTTTCAGCATCAGCGTCTGCACCTTTAATACCGGAAGTGCCAGCAACTAAATTACTGATAGCAATAAATACATTTGTTGGTAAAGCAATATTATCTAGTGTTGGATTTGTATCACTGAATGCTGCATAGATTTCAAGGTGAGCATGACCAATATCACTGTTTCCAGAGTGGCTTGCTGTTAACATAATATGAGTAGTTCCTAAAGGAACTAAAGTTTTGGCAGAAAGAGCTGCATTGCTAATTATTTTAAAGCTTCCATTTGGAGGAATCATTTCTTACCCCCACAACCACATGACATCTTCTTTGTTGATTTACCAGACTTCTTTGATTTCTTCTTAGCCATTACTTCTTTCCTTTCTTGGAAGACCCCCACCGTACTGGCTTAGAGCTTTTCTTAGCCTTGACACCCTTGGAGGTACATTGTGCTTTGGTTGGTCGGCAAGCGGGATAAGAGCCTCCAGAGCTGGCAGATTTCCGACCACAGGGGCCACCAGTCTTGCAATTAATCCAGCCCTTACCATTGTTCCGCTTGAACCAACCATGTAATCCGTACTTCTTTTCCTGAGAAAAGTCAGCCATTACTTCATACCCTTTGTCATCTTCTTCCCGGTCTTCTTAGCTGCGGTCTTGGCCATGGCCTTGCCCTTAGCTGTGTATGGGAATGTCTTCTTACCTACCTTTGGCATATTACTTTCCTCCTTTCTTGGTCTTATTGCCCCAGTTTTTGGCCCCTACCTTACGGCATTTGACCATTGCGCCTGAAGCATATGCGCTATGTTTACCTTTATACCTAGACATTACCTTATTATAGCATGCGTCTTTTGGCATATAATCTCCTTAAAGATTCTAACTACTTGGTTATTTGAAAGACTTAAGAGTTTTAGCCAAGCTGCATTGACGCTTTGTTCTTGTGTCTAGTTTGCCACTCTTACAGTATTGAGTAATAGATTTGCCAGCAGCCTTGGCTTTCTTAGTAAGTGCTCCTGGTCTTTTAATTGCGCCCTTAATCCAATTTCTCTTAGCCATAACTCTCCTTAACTCCAAGGACCAACAGCAGCCATTGTGTTTGATCCGTAGGGTATAAATGAAATAAAAGTTCCCCTATTTACAGAACAAGTATTACCCGGTGCAGCACTGAATGCAATCTGTGGGGTAATAGTAACTGAGTCTACAGTTGTTATTACACCAGTAATCCAAGCGATGTAGTTAGCATTAGTAATAGTGCTTTGTGTCATATTACCACCCGATAGCGTTGTAAAATAGGCCATATCTTGTGCTCTTGACGCAGCACCCCCAGTAGAAGGCATGCCTATTGTAGAGAAATGAATTGTAGGTGGATTTGCAGAAAGACTTTCAGTAAATCTTAATGCTATATGTCTAGTTGTTGTTGTACCCATATTTAAGAATAGGTAACCACGGATCATGTAAGTAGTATTAGCAGCCAATGTAATAACATCCTGTGGAGTACCAAATATATTCTGGTTACCAGTAGCACTATTGATGTTTCTTGAAGATGTTAGAATACTTGTTTGCTCAGTTACCATTACACCACGACCAGAAGCCGTGTTTGCATAGGTAACTTGACCATCATATTCTAAAGCACCACCAACTGACGAACTAAGAGTTATTGTAGTCAAGGTAAACTTGGGTGCTTGGAATTCGACTAGAGATTCTAAAACACCAGTACTTAGTGTAGTGCCTAATGTACCTGTTACGGTTGTTAGTCTGGCTCCTGTACCTTTGCTTGTCATATCAATGGATAGACCAAAGCTGCTTGCTGAAGGGGCTGGAGCAATATCTACCCGGCCATTTGTTGTGTTTTGGATTCTTTCAGCATTCTGAAGTGTAATATTACCGGTTGTTACTAAAGTACCTGTAGATAAATCACCCGTTTGCCATTCAAACGCTGAGCCATCGACTGTACCTGAAGCAGCATCAATAGTAAAATCAATAGCGCCGTTACCAATAGTTGTAATTGGTGATGTAATAACAACATCACCAGCACCATTGCTAATTGTTAAAGAACCAGAACCGGGACCATCAATAGAACCAGTAACATCTAAACCAGCATCAAAGCTTTGCTTAAATGTAAATGTATTTACTTGATCAACCAATACTGGAGAATACCATACAAGCTGTGCTACTCGGCTTACAACCGATTGAATCATTAAAGATTCTTTAGCTAACCCCATAGCTGTAGGCCAGATGTATTCATGGTTATTTGCTAATCCAGAAGGACAGGAGTGGGCCACACGAACCGAGTTAGTTAAATTAAATAACTCTAGTTTACCTAAACTTTTTACAGAAATTCCATCAGCTTCCAAGGTTTCTAATATAACATCATCTGGTAATCCAATTTGATAACTATTAACTGCTAGTACATCTACAGTAACTTCATTGGTTGTCCCACTTATAGACACCGGAGAGAAGGTTGCTTCTAGATTTTGTAATCTAAACTCCCAGCTATTAGGATCGCTTATATCAAACTGAGCATTAAGCGTATTTGTTACCTTGGATAAACCAAGATTAATAACATTTAGCTGCGAATTAATAGAAGATACATTAGTATTTGTTAAAGTTTTAAAGGATTGAAGATCATTATTTAAACTACTAATTACTAAGCTTACTGTATCATTAACATTTACAGCAAGTCTTCTAGCTACCGCAGATTGTTTTCTTTTTTCTAGGTCACTCATCCCTTACACTTTCTACCTTTAGGGCAACTTTGTTTAGATCCACCGGGGCCAGCCCATAGATTTTTACAAGCCCAGTACTTGGCAGAAAGTTTATTGGTTGCACCAGCGCAGTTGTGTCTAGCTTTAAAACTCTTCCTTGCTTCGGGTGAATAGTTATGTCCATATCCTTTGGCTCCAAAGTGAATGACCTTTTCTTGCCCACCTGAGCAAGCTTTAACCATTCTCTTTTTACCGGGGGATGTAGATGGTCTTGGTTTATTACAAGGCATTGATTTTTTATCTACTCTCTTAGCCATATTATACTCCTAAGCTTGGACCTAGAATTTTAAGAGCTTGCTCACTAAACTGTGGTGGAATATTCTTACCACCATTTTGTACAAGATCTTGTTGAGCAGCGCCACTAACTGTATTAAGAGCAGACTGGGCATACATCTTCTGCATTTCCATCTGCTGTTGTCGGTCAGCGGCTGCCATTTCTTCTTTACGGATATCTTCTTCGCTCTTTACCCAGTTGCTAGGATCAAATCCAAGCGAGGTAATTAAAGCTCTGGCGTATGATTCCCACTTGAAAGAACTAGCCGCATCTGGTGGTAGGTTTCTTACCATCTCACCCATCTGTAATAGCTTAGTCAGATCAGATTCTCTGGATAGAGACTGAAGACCAGTTAAAATTTCAATGTTAAGAATACCGTTTGTTTCATCAAACTGTTCACGCATTCCCGGATCAATCTCATTATTCTGCAACATCAAATAGATTGTTCTCTTAACTACAGGAACCATAAAGTCTCTAGCAATAGCTGAGAATGTACCACCTAGGATTGTTTCCAATTCATTACCAACAGCACGGACGGCAGTGGCTGTTACTCTGTCACCCGTAGGCATAGATGCGGTTTGTAGTAGGAAGCCTTGCCCTACCTCCTTACGCATAGATTCTACGGCTGCGTTGCCAACCTGTAACTGTGGATTGATGGTGTCACCGGGAGATATAGTAAAGACCTCATTCTTACGGGCAGCTACCCATTGACCGTTAACGGCTACAGATAGGTCATCTAGTTCTGTAATACCAGCTGGGTCAACACCCATAAAAAAGGTAGAGCCAGCACCCATGCCTTGAATTAAAGCTCTTGTGTAAGCCTCTAGTGTTTTAATATCTGAATAGATATCTTCTACATGGGCTCTACCATAATCCTCACCAGCTACACTTGACCATCGAAGAATAACATATGGTAGTACATCATAATAACCTACATCAATTATCTCTCCGTCTAGTTCTTTTTCTACTTTCCAGTTGTTATCTTCTGTTTGTGAAACACGAATATAAACTGTCTTGTATCCGCTTTGATGTTCTTCGCCAGCCATAAAGTCATATGCACTAGCTGGTTCTTCATTACTTGGTGAAATAAACTCTAAGTAAATAAACTCTTTTACAGCACCGTTAACATCTCTACGAATAACAAACTGATCTAATCTAACAACTCGATAAGAGAAGTCGTTCTCCATTATAATAAGAACATCACCAACAACAATTAAATGTTGCATGGCAAGGTAAGAAGCTTCTCTTAGGTTGTTTGAAATTAGTTTCCGATAGACCTGATAGGATAGCTTGTCTAGATATTCAGCAACCTCTGGGCTAGGTTCTCTACCATTTTTTAACCCAAATGAAAAGAATGGTGTATCATTTAGGGGTATAAGAACACTAAGGATTTTACTAGCCAAGGAAGTAACTCCACGGGATTGAACAGAGGAATAAGTCTGGAATAGATTATCCTGCTGAGACATAGACTGGTATGGCAATAAAGAGGGAACTGTTATTGCCGAACAAGCCCTAGCTTTGTTTAACTTGGTGTCTCTCTTAGCATGTAAGACAAGCCACCTATCTTTTATGGTCTTTTCGGATTTCATTTACTCTCCTTATTCTGGTCTTGTTTCTTGTTCGTACTCTGGTCTTTCAATTGTTGGAGCATCTAGATTAAAGCCCATGCCTTCATCGTTTGATTCTTCTCCAACCTGACCAGTCATTTCAGCAAAGACAGCTGCTTCTTGTTCTTCTTGAGCACGGAGTTCTTCTTCCTTAGCAAGAGCAGCTTCTTGTCTACGTTCTGCTTCTTCTTCTTTTTCCTGCTCTCGCTGTACTCTTAGTCGTTCTTCAGCTTCAAGTTGCATTTGCTTTTGTGCTTCTAATGCTTCTCTTTGCATGTCTCTTTGAAATTGTGTTTGCTGTTCCCAACTGGGACCACGACTACCACCTTTACCACCACCCATAGTTACTTCCTTTCTTGAGCTTCATAAAGAACCTTGATCTTCTGGACTATTTCCAGCTGTCCGTTTTTTACCCCTCTGTCGTAGTCCTTTAGTTTTAGATCGCTCGTCTGAAGAGTTATTATTTTCTCCAAGTACTGGACTAGTTCCTTGGATATCCTTAGATTTTCTTTCATTTGTTGCATTCCTATAATCATTAATAACACTCAATGCCAAACGGAGATCGGGATCACGAATGACCCCTAATCTCCACTGCGATAAAAGAATATCAAGTCTGTTCATCTGATTCATTTATCAATATGTTTAGCATAAAATTCTTGGGGCCGGGTTCTATATGATTCTCATGTATTGCTTGATGGAAATTATCTAAAAAGATTTTTACCATCTTCTTGTTATGAAAACCCACATCAAGAGTTGAGTCGGTTAGTTTGACTAGACTGATTGCTTCCTTAACAACTTCGTCCATATCATATTCAGACTCTACAAATCTTGTTGGCATAAAACCTCCTTATGTTAGTTCACAGCCATTAGCAGTGCATGCCATAGCGTGTGAAGCTTTTGTTGAATCTTCTAATTCATATTTGGATAGTAAGCTCCAGTTTACAGACTTAGGCATAGATGCTTCCATTTGCTCGTACTCTGCAAGAGTAATAGATTCAAATGGTGCTTGCTGATAAACATGATCTTCTGATGGCAAGAAAGAAACACCAGAAACTAGATTCCAGTTTTCCCACAACCAACCACCAACAACCAGGAAATCATTATCTGTGTAGTTAATAGTAACACTTGGTTTGTGGTCGCAGTACCATAGCTGATATGCTAACCACAAATTAAGATGTCCTAAAGCATTTACTTCTTTCTGAGTTACACCAAAGTCTGCTTTAATTGGGAATGAAAACACAGCTGTATGGTCTGGTTTCATTACACATGGTTCATTTGGAATACCAGAATCACGCATGAAGTTAGCCATAGGTGAGTTCTTTTCCATACGAATTCTTCTTACATAATAGTGATCATATCGTGGATGTAATCCACTGGCTGATCCAGCTACGCAAGAGGTGGTTCCTTCTGGCTTAATGCATGTAATAGACTTGCTTTCTTCAATCTGTAGTACACTGGCCCATGCTTTATTGATGCCATGTGATACAAATCTAAGGGCTTCTAGAAGCTTCTTCAATTCAGGAGCACCTTGACCACCGTTAGTTAGATTGTTGTCAAAGATACCCGTCATACTTACTCCAAGTAATCTTTCTTCCTTGCAGTTATTTTCAAACTCATGGTTGTCATTACTCTTGAAGTAAGTAAAGTTTGTCATTGCTGATTGAATAGTACCTAGGATTGTAGCTAGCTTAATCTTTTCGATTAGCTGTGGAGCTTGGTCATTAGGCTTAACTACTACAGTACTTAGATTACAGAATTGATTTGGTCGTAGAATAATTTCAGAACATGGATTAGTTCCAAACTTATAGTCTGGGTTTCTACCAGCCTTAGCTGCAATGTTCTTCATTGATTCTCTATTACAAATACCACGCTCGCCGGAACGAGAATCATAAAGAGAAGACCACTCTTTTAGGAATGTTCCCATGTCTGGCTTGGATTCAAATACAGCAGAGTTATTAGCAAGTGATCTTCTGCCATTCTTTTCCCACCAAGGACCACTCTTAGCATGGGCCATCTCGTAGTCGCTGAGATCTGATAAGCTAATTAAAGCTGATCTACGAACACCACCACTAATAATGCTATCAGCAATCTGGCAAACAAGATCATGTACTTCAATTGGCTTTAGTCTTCGACCACAAGCATTATTAAATACATTGGCAGTAAACTTAATTAGTCTAACAAATGGTTCTGGACCACTAGCTCTACCACCAAAAGTCTTTAGTCTAGTACCAGATGGCCGTATTTTACTTACGTCTACATTAAAATGCTTACCATTAAACAGCTCTGTAATAAAACACTTATAGGCATTTGCCCAGCCTTCTCTGGAATCTTCAACTACAATAGAATCTGATACCTTAGTAATTGATTTTGGAACTGATGGTAGGTTATTAACTTCTTCAGCTTCTACTGAAAAACCTACACCAGTACCACAAGCTAAGGTATAAAGTATGTTTGAAAAGGATTCAACAGAATTAACGGCAACATAGCAGCAGTTATAAGCAGCGACATCATCCTTATCTAGAGCTGGACCAGCAGTCATAAGAGCACGCATTGATCCAAAGACTTCGCGGTTTATCATCATCTGTCTTGCCTTATTAAGATCTTCCTTCATACTAATAGGAAGAATCTTATTAAGATCAAACCGTTTAATTAGGTAGTCAAAGTATCTATTAACAGCCTCTTCCCAGGATTCTCTACGGTTAATCTCTGGTATCCAACGGCAATACTTGTCTACTGCCACAAAGTCTTCAAATATCTTACTCATTCTTTCTCCTTCTGTAAGTCTAAAATGTTTCTATCAGTTAGGTTATTAGGACTCCAAAGAGAAATCTGCTGGGTTTCTTTATTGTAATCGCCGTTTCTAAGAATCCTAACGCATCTTGCTTGAGCTAGGGCAAACTCTTCTCTAGTCATACCTTCTGGAATTTTATTATCAGGTCTTTTGCCCCAGTCTTCATTATGATAAAGATCCATAATTACAGAATCCCAAGTTTCTTTGGGATTGTTTTCTAGAACCTTCTTTGCTTTGGCTGGACCAAACTTCCAAAGACCCCAAATATTATCAGTAGAATCTCCGGTAATCCATTGCTGATAGAAATAAGTATCGGCATCTTCTTGTGAAACCAGAACTGATTCTGGTTCTTTGTCAGGATTCCAGTGCCATCCAGGAATCTGACGAAGATCCTTATCTACTGTAACACCAATACAACGACCCTCTGAGACAAGCATACCTATTAGATCATCTGCCTCTAGCCTATCTACACAACGAGTGGTTAATTGAGTATCATAAATACACTCAAGCGCATACTTCATTGAGTCTGGTGGCTTGACATCTTCTCTATGTTTTTTATACTCAGACCAGAAAAGCCTTCGGTAGTTCTTTTCTCTTGGGCAGGACATAGCAATATAAACCTTGTCCATACCAGGGGGAGTCCAGTTACGGATGTCTTGGTCGATTCTTTCCTGCAATGCATCAATGCCTTCCTGGTCTGCCCAGAAAGCTGCTCTATAGGCCAGAATATCTCCGTCAAGAATTGCTTCATTTGGTTTATTCATCCTCTTCAGACCAATCCATTTCTTCAATTTCTAGTTTACCAAGTTCTACCCAAGCATCAAAGTCAGAATCAATATCTTCCTTTAGGTGTGCAAGAGTAGATCCATTAAATAGAATAATATCAAATAGCTCTTCATAGTCACTATTAACATTGCCAAATGATTCTTCAATCTTGTTGGCAAGTTCTTCGCTTTCGTGGTTTCTCCACTCAGCATCATGTTCTGGTAGTGTACGACCACCGGAATCAATAAAGATTTGAATAGCAGCCAGCTCTCTACCAAGAGCAATCTCATTCATGTATCTTACATCATCCTGAATAATTACATATTCCCAGAACTCTTTATCTTCCATTTGATTATCTACTTCTTTTAACATATAGTTTTGAATAGACTCAAATGTTTTATTGATCCAGTAATTAGGATCTTCTTTACGCTTACCAGCACCAAGTTCTTGGCAGAACTTACGATACTCATCTGGATTAGATTCCTTTGAGTATCCTAATTCTAGTGCCGCCTTCTTTAGTGAGTCAGCAAATGGAAGGATAACAGGAATAAAACCAGCTTCAAATGCTTTCTTTTGAATCTCTTGAGCTACTGTTGTTTTCCCAACTCTGCCCTTGCCACTTATCTGAAAAATTCTCATTCTGTATTTCCTTCCAATTACGAATTATAAAACCAAGTCCAATGTTACCTCTGTGGTATTCAACAACAATTGGATGTCTTGGATTACTAGCTATAAACTCGTTTACTTGTCTCATAAAGTAAACTGCATCTGTCATTAGTGTGTCTCCGACCAGTTAGAACCAATCTTGTATTCAGCTTCAATAACACAGTTGCACTTCATTAGATCACCAGCTGTGGTTGCTGATTCACAAAGAATGCTACCAATCTTATGTGCATAGTCTGGATGACATTCAATCTGTAGTTCGTCATGTACAGAAGCAACCCAACCAAACTTATCAGAACCAACCTCTAGCTTTAGTCTATGGTCTGCTACGCAGGCCCATGCTTTGGCAATATGTGCTCCGCTGGATTGTAGTAGTGTATTGAGAGCTGCGTGTTCCTTGCGTACTGGAATAGGCCGCCAGTTAAATGGCTTTACAGACCCAGCATTCAAAGTATCAAAGCGACAATTATCAATAACTTTCTTAAGTCCAGGGATGTTTGATAGAAGTTTGTTCTTGATTTGCTTGGCCTTGTATGCCGTGCAGCCAACAGTCTTACCAAACTTCTCATCGCCACCACCATATAAGAAACAATAGATTGCAGTCTTAGCTGTGTTTCTTGAGTCTAGTTCCATAGCGGTTTGGTTGTGAGTATGGATGTCACCCTCAACTACTACCTTGGAATAAGTACCACCATCGTACTGGTGTAGATAGTGTGCAAGCATTCGCAGTTCTAGACCCTTGAGGTCACAGCCTACAAGAACCCATCCATCCCGAGGACGGAACAAAGCCCGTGCTCTGGAGTCTGAGTGAACCTGCTGCATGTTAGGTTCTTTGGCAGACATACGGCCAGTTACAGTACCAAGGGTATTTACATAGCCGTGAATCTTCTTATCTCTAGATTGCTTGGCCCGAGAAACCCAATCAGATACCTGACCCATTAGTTTAATAAGGTCAAAGTATTTGCATAGTGTCTTAGCTTCAGGATATTCTAGCTGGGATAGGACATCGTGATCAACCTTTGGATTACCCTTATCGGTTTCATTAGGTTCCCATCCATACTTTTCCTTTAGTCTTTCTGCAATCTGTTGTCGAGAACCAGGATTGAATACTTCAATCTTATCCTTCAGTCTCTTACCAGTCTTCTCTGAATAGCGTTCAATTACCTTGTCAGGAAAGATGCGTCGCATTTCATCTTCAATCTGAGACTTCTCAATCAACAGTTCCATCTCAAGGTTTTCAGCTTTGTCAATATCAAATGCAAAACCATTCTCAACCTGACGTTTAATCATGTCAGCTACCACATGCTCCATGCGGATTGCTCTGGAATATGTCTTAAAGTATGGTTGTGTTGTTAGGAATGTAAACAACTTAGCAGTTACTACTGAGTCTTGAACACAGTAAGTACCCATTTCTTGAGTATAACAATCCCAACCAGATTGATAATTGATCTTAGGTTCACCCAAGAACTCACCCCAAGAAGCAAGAGAGTTGCTTTGGTCTGGGGTTGGTGGATTGTCTGGCCACATCATTCTTGCTAGGATAAGTGTATCAAGAACCTGTGTAAATGGTTCCTTATCAAGAGAACCAAATAACCTCTCAATCAAAGGAATGTCAAAGCCATAGATATTATGACCAACAATAAGATCAGCATCACGCAGCATTTGGATACCTTCTTCCAGGTTATCCTGCTCAAATAGATACTTTTCTTTTGTGTCTACATCTACAATTGACAAGCACCAAACCTTGGTTGCTTCCTTTAGATAGGTCTTCTTCTTACCAGCTACTACTTCATTAAGACCATCTGCTTCAATATCAAATGCTAATGTTGTCATGGCGATAAATTATTTCTCCTTCCGGTGTTACAACGAATGGCACATCAATAAGCTTGGCTGTTTGGTCGTTGTAATACAAAGCAGTAGAGACACCTCTACGACCACCCTTACGGTTCTTAAGTACACGGATGTTGGTAGTATTGCAGATAAGTGGATCTGGATGCTGGGCATTACGCTCTAGTGCAAACACATTGTCAGAGATCTGAGCAAGTGAGCCAGAGCCACGAAGGTCATTAAGATTAATGCGATCACCTTCGTCTACATTCTTATCCGTCTTCTTGATATGAGCAATGACATGGATAGTAACTCCAGTACGCTCTACCAATTCACGAAGCTTCTTCATTACGGAGTCTAGAACTAGTCGTTCATCGTTACCGTAATCGGTTCCCGCACTAAGTAGCATATTACCCAGAAGGGTAATGTGATCAAGAAAGATAATGCGACAGTCAAGACCAACAGCCATATACTCAAGACGATTGATAATGTTACTAATGTTCGCATTACCAATGTGATCATAAAGGAAGAGAGCCTTGCTGCCAATCTCTGATTTTGCAGTTGTGTATTCGTCATCTGTTAGATTATCCTCTACCATATCTACGGTAGGTTTGTTGTTCTTCTTTCTAAGTTCATTAAGCTGACGCTGAGACATGATCTTGCGAACAGGTTTGCCAAGTTTAAGTGAGATAAGGTCATCTACGGTTTGCTCTGGTGATTCTTCTAGGAATACAGCACCAACATTACGACCATGATTAAGATGATCCATGACTAGCTCACGGATAATGGTTGACTTACCATGACCAGTGGCTGATGTCCACAGATTAAGCCGACCGGAATCCTGACCAATCATAAAGGTAGTTAGAGAATCCCAAGGATACTCATAGACATCTGAGGATGGCTTGCTTGTATCCGAAACAACCTGGCTGACATGCAGGATAGAGTCTGGAGAATAAGCCTTGGCATTCCAGTAAGCCTGGAGTAGCTGGGCTGTCTCTGCATTAACTAGCATCTCATTAGGATCCTTTCGTGGCAGGGACATGATGTATGCCTTGCCGGGTGGTAGGATCTCTGCTACCTCACGCGCTGCCTTCTGGCCAGCCTCATCCATATCAAAGCAAATGACAACGGTTTCAAAGGATGAAATGAAACTATAGTTATCCTTTACAGCCTTGACTGCTGAGTTTACACCATTGGGAATTGAAACAACTGGATACTTGTTTTCAAATACCTGATCCATTGTCAGGCAGTCAATAGCACCTTCAGTAATGCAGATTCGCTTGCCACCACCAGAGAATAGGTGCTGACCATAGAACTGTAGGTTGTTGGTGTTACCAATCCACGCAAAGTTCTTTCCATTGTATCGAATATGCTGGGCTTGTAGTTGGCCCTCAGCATTGTAAAAGTTTTCAATCTCGCTGTTATTAACACCAGTCATGTAGCCATAGCGTCGTGCAGTCTTCTCTGTAATACGACGATGCTGCAAAGCAACTGGTTGACCAGTCCTAAATGCTGTGTCTACAACTGGAGTTTCTACTACTGTTTCCATACTAGTCTTTGTTCCTTTAATATAAAACTTACAAGCATAGCAATAGCTATGGCCGTCATCATAGACAGCAAGATTGTTACCTGATGTATCATTACCCTGTGCAGCACATGCTGGACAACGCTTACGATTAATAACTTTTGATTCTGTTTCCATAATAACCTTTCTAAATGAATGCCCCCTGTAGGATTTGAACCTACGACCGATTGATTAAAAGTCAACTGCTCTACCAACTGAGCTAAGAGGGCGATGACTCCGGGGGGAATCGAACCCCCACGCCTTGCGGCGGCAGATTTTAAGTCTACTGCGTATGCCAGTTTCGCCACGGAGCCGCATCCCCAGCTGGACTTGAACCAGCAACCTACAGCTTAGAAGGCTGTTGCTCTATCCAGTTGAGCTATGGAGATATATTGAGATGGGTAGGGCTTGAACCTACACTGTGTGGTATTGTCTACCTGCCTCTACTTGGGCTACCATCTCGTTTAATTATTCAAGATTTTTAAGATGACTAAGTAAGATTACTTGAGTAGCCATTAAATCTCTTGCATCAATTCTGTCTTCACATAGGTCTTTAAATTGATTGTCTGTTATAACAAGAACAGAACATCCAGAAATAGTAGACCAAGTTTCTCCATCCGGTAGTACTAAAATTGTATGATGTGTTTCTTGTTTCATAGTAATCCATTCTCCTGATCGAATTGTGCAATGCGATCTAGTGCTTTGTTTGCTTTGTGTTGCTCTACCTTTTTATTTAGACGGTTGCGCAATTCATTCATTCGGTAGTATACCTCATCCAACCGCCAAGTGATACTTGCTACCAGATACAGCAACGGTCTGAGTACCATGATAGCCAAACGCAATCCTAACAATTGCATTGATACCAATGTATTAGATTTATTCGTCATCTATATCACAAGCAAGATAAGTAATACGGAATGGACTATTCTTATAAGTGTTGACAAGATACCGTATCTGTTCTTTTGTTAATTGAAAGAAAGTAAGATCTCTTTCGTGAGTCATAAGATTATATCCAGTGTCGGGTTCAAGAAGCTTAAACTTCTTGAAAGCACTAGCGCGTTTCTTATTTTTACCGTAGGTACAATCTTTTCCCATGATCCAATCAACAGGGTCATAAAGATCTTGTTCGTTGTTTAACTTAAAAGATATACAAAGATGATAATAAACAAAGGGAATCTTAAACTTCTTGACAAACTTTTCATTTGACTTAATAAGCATTTAATAAATACTCCTGTTAGCGGTGTGATATTCAGCAGCTACAAAGTATACGCCGTGAATAAAGTGATCTAGAAAACCGATAGTGGTACGGAGATAAGCAAGATCTTCATCACTAGAGAGCAGGGAATCAGAGTAGATCTTCCAAAGAAGATCACGCTGCTTCTGCATATAAGCAAGATCACAGGGGGCCTGGATAACACAGCGATCCCGATTATTAGGATCAATACCGAAGTTCATAGCTGTCTCCATTGTTCTTCAATAATGTTTGCAATTTCTTCAAAGGTAAAGTCGTGGCCGTACTCGCCATCGTTCATACTGGTGAGCAAGCAAGTATCTTCATCCCTAAAGTATGAAGTATCACGACCTGGGATGGGTTTGTTGTACTTAAACTGTCCATTGTCATCTCCAATACCTGCCCAAATACGAACATCGCTTGGCAAAGTACCAGTAGAATCACCAAAGCATGTAACAATTGAGGTATCACTAAGCATACGCTGTTGGCAATAAGAATCTCTATTGTTGTTTTCTTGCACATACAAGTCGCAGAGAACACCAAGGCAGCAATAAGTGTTAGTATCTTGATTATGTAGTACACTCTTACCTTGCTTATAGTCTCCACTACGCAGAGCAGTAACCCACTGTTGAGCAATTAGTTCATTCATTGTTTAGGTATCCAGCAAATTCCATCATTGGTTCATGGTAGAACCATGAGATATGGCAGTTAGGGTAATTCTTAGAAAGGAAATGGTAGAACATATCTGGGGGACCCCAGGCAGTATCAAAGTTAATGGTAAAGGTTGCATCATCTGTTGACTTTGCATCTCCTGGATCAGGTAGTTCAACCTCAACCCAAGAAACATCTGATAGATCCCACTTGACACCCCAGTACTTCATAGCCCAATCATACCAATCATGCGCACCATACTTACGGTAGTTTTCATTGTACCGTTCTGCTTCTTCTGAAGTAATAGCACGGCTAAGCGCATCGTTAACTTCTGATACAAGCCAGTTATACTTCTTTGCTTCTGCTAGGATTTGTTCTTCAGTCTTTGGCATGGGTGATACAGTATTACGAACTTCATCCGGCATTGGGATAAAGCTATTCATCTTGAACTCTTGATTACTGTAGTAACCACACTTAGTTAGTATTTCATGTACTTCCGAGTACGGCCCGGAAATACGCACTTCATTCATACACCAATTAGGCATTGCATTAATTCCTATGAGATAAAAACAGGCCAAGAACACCTTGGCCTAAATAGAAGGGGCGGGAGTTGCACCCACATATTCACGCTTATAAGGCATGCGCTCTATCTACTTCAGCCACCCTTCTTCATAGGGGATTACTCCCCTACTTTAACGTCGCTTCTTCTTCTTGATTGAATCTTCAATACAATTGAAGCGACTGTTGAGAACAGTAAAATCATCTCTGATTTCAAGAATACGCTTGTAGATGTCATTAACATCTTGGTCTGCATAATCTCTATCGTTCTTAATTTCATTGTTGATCTGTCGGATACGCTTGATTACTTGATACATCAGAACAAGCAATAAAGCAAAACCAACTATACACAACGAGAACAAAATTTCAACTAGCATATTTACTCCTGACCTAATACTCCAACTGAACAAGTCCGTTGGGGATTGAATAATAAATTTCTGCGAAGGTGTTGATACACCAAGGCAAACATTTGGCACAAGGCTTGGACAACTTCATATCTCCCTTTGGACCAAACCTAAAGTTAATCAACTTAAGATCTTCACCACGCATATGTTGTGGTACTTTCAAGAGTGCATCGAGCTCACTATGGAGTTCATAGTTCCTGTAGCCATACTTCATAGCTAGAGGATGGGTCTTTCTCTTGTTAGTTCCAACACCAAGTACACGATTGTCAAGGACAACAATGCTAACGTGGTTATAGTTTCTTAGTTGATTGCATTTTAGATATTCTGCGTAGGCAATATCACGATACTTTTCGATGTGCATCTTTGATCTTTTCAAATGTTACGGTAAAGTAACCTTCTTCCCCGGGCTCTGCCCATTGTTTTGAAATGAATAAAGCCCAGATCTGAGAATCATCTTCCCACAATTTACCATTCAACGAATCTAGAATAGCTTTACTGTAGTTATCTACATCAGCTCTTGGATATTCTAGCTTAGTTGTTTTAGGTCTTGTTATATAGCATCTAATATCTACTGCCAGCTTACCGCTCAGAGGAGTGAAGTTCCGGCCCAGGACTTGGTTTATTACCTGAGCCGCTAGATGCCGGAACTTCTTATAAGGTCCTGTAAAGTATGCACCAAACTTGCCAACTCTTGGTCGGCTTGCTGCTACTGGATTAACAGGAAACTTATACTCCATCATAAGCAGTCCCTAATTAGAATGGAATATCACTAGCAGGTTCTTCAACAGAGGTAAACTCTGAAGAAGCACCAGCATAGTTTCGTTCAATCAACTGGATTGATTCCATGTAGAACGAAACAGAATTATCCCGAGCAATCAGGGCTGGGGTTACCTTGACACGGACTACATCGGAACCAAATGGTACGGTTTCCGTTGGCTTGGTATCCGGGCCAATGACTGGGAAAGTCTTGATGCCTTCCTTTGCCTTGAGGACATTCTTAAACTTGATGGTCTTGATACCATCAGCATCCTTTAGGCCATTGATCTTCTTTCCACCTAGTTCCTTAACAGATGATTGAAGTTGCTTCTGCAACTCAGGTGTAAGCTCAACAGTTACGGAGTGATTTGGATTTCCGAACTTGTCATCTGGTGACATTAGGTGTGACCACTTAACTGTTACATTACCTGTAACAAAAGGCTTGGCATACTTATTCTTCGTTGGCATTGCTTGATTCTCCTTCTTGCTTAGGCGCAATGTTATTAATATTAGAACGAATGTTGAAGCTAATTGCATCAAGCTGACGATAGATGTCAGCAAGGTAATTAACTACAGCATCAACAGGAACAGCTCGTACCTGTTCTGGCTTTGTTTCTACTTCACTCATTAGTAAATCTCCAAATAGGGTTGTTTGCCATCAATGATTACTCCACAACTGATGATGGCTTTCTTCAGATGTGACTTTGAATATTGGAATACAGGATTTGATTGGTCAATTCCGGCCCCAACATTCATACCAAAATACATGGTCTTAGGGCCACGAATCCAGTTAATACTAGCAATGCTATGGTGATGACCACAAACCACTGATTGTAGTCTAGCTTTTGCAGCATTGAACGATGGATACATACCACCCCAGCCATCTCCATGAGTATATAATACTTCATCTACTTCAGATTCTAATACCCAATTCCATCTAGGAGTATTGTATAAATCTGAGAAAGACTTGAGATACATGCTGGGTATACCATGCTTATTTGATTTACGATGAACTCTAGCATCGTGGTTACCAACGCATACAGTAGCATTTGGAAATGCTTTGTACCATTCCTTAACCTTTACTAGAGCTGCTTTGTATTCTTCTAGTGGTCCAGGTAAATCTGGATTCTTGTCATGCATGGAGATTGCTTCGTGATCAATTATATCTCCAATGAATACAGTATTGTTTGTCTTATACTTACGTTGAATTTCTTTACAGAATTCAAGATAAGCCGGATGCACTGCTGGGCAGTGTAAGTCACCGATTACGAGTGTGCGCATTCAATCTCCTTTTAGCATCTTCTTTCCACTGTACAGCTAGGGGAGGAAGCGGCTCTCCCCCATCATCTTGGGGGATAGGAGCATAGACATCAAACTCTCCCTTGAGGTGTAGTTCCTGCCACTTATTGTAGGTAACTTTTCCTTTGTCTCGCAGCACGACGGGCTTGTTCTCGTCGTTTCTTTTCTTGCTTGGCTTTGAATTTGTCATAATTAAAATCCTTTGTATCTTTACGTCTTATGTTCTTCTGTTCTGCCATAATTTAAATCCTGAATCTCAACAATCATTCGCTTTGGGATTTTATTAACTTGTGCTGTTTCATCTGGACCTACAGTATTAGTTACTGCAAAGTGATCAGCATCCTCATGTAATATAAAACCTACTGTAACCATGATAGGCAAGGGATCTTTAGCATAATTCAAAGCCTTGTTTCTATCAAGCCAGCCTTCACCACCAATAGTTACTGCATCAATCCAACTAATTAAAACTAACTGAGGGATTGTTGGATATGTAATATTATTAGGCAAAGAAATATTTAGATCCGAGTACTTCGGAAACATCGAACTCTCCGTCTGGTTGTGGACAGTCGGGAAGGAAGATTTTGTATTTCTTTTCAATTTCTTCTTTGAGGTTTTCAAGCTGATTCTCCTGATGAATTTTAACAAACTGTTCTCTTAGTATGGAGTGCATCTCATCAACATCAGGTGCATATGTTCCAAAGGAATCATGTACCATTGAGAAAGCAGACATACCTTGATTAAGCATTTCTCCAATTGTCATAAACATATGAGCTGCATCTAGCGCATGGATAAAGTTTGGAGAAATCGCCAGATATTGTGCCTTGCCGTCGAGATCTTCCGTAACAGTTGAGAATACCAACTGCTGCCTGTTGAATAGTTCGGCATAGGAAACCCTTTCTAACACTTGATTGTACACATGATGTACTTCAAACCCGCTGGGAGTTGTCCATACAAAAGGTTTATTGATACTGTTTAGAATGTCTGCAACAGATCGCAACCATTCCTTACCCTTGTTGGGTGACTCCATAGTTTCTCCCAAGCCAGCTTGAATAGCTCTGCTTAGTTCTACTACAGCACCACCCCTGGATTCCTTTGGAACCCAATCAACATGGCCTTCTTGCTTTACATACTTCTGCATACCATAGAATGTAAGACCATAAGCATCACACATAGTAGGACGCTTGGCTACAGCCCTTGGTAGTTTATTATCCCAGTTAATTAAGAATACCTGATACCAATTATTTTCTTGGTGTTGCTTCATGTATTCTGTACTGGCATCTGCAACAAACTGATACAAATCTTGAGGAGATTCTGAATCAATTAGGTTTGTAAGTACAGCAAGTTTCTTATTACGCATAATAGCAGACCAATGTTGACCACCATTATTTGCACCATCCATTTGAATATTGAGCTGTGTCATACCATCGGTACGAGCAAACTCAAAGATAGCAGCAAGACGTTGGAATGATTTATTCTTTTTCTTTGAAGCATCAATCCATTGCTTGTTTGAATAGGGATCAGCTGCTATTGCAATAAGCATTTCAGCATTATCATCTACCCATTTAACACGATCTTCAAATGGAATCTTATCCTGATCGAATAGGTTTGCTAGGTGTACCTTCAACCAGAACAAACCACGCGGTGTCTGCTTGCGTGGTAAAGCAAAGTGAACAAGTCCACGATCAAAGTCTACACCTTGAGGTGATAGCAATTCACATACTGAGTAGGCTCTACCTCTAAAGTCTAGTGTGTATGGCATGTAGAAGAAACCCCAGTCTAGCATCTTCTTAGCTAGCTGTAGTCTTACAATCATTCTACTTCTAGCTTGTTCTTCTTTATACCACTCACCCCACGCTTCATTAGATTCCTGCATCCACTTAGCTTGCTCTTCCTTTGTCCCTCCCTCCGGGTATGGCCTACTGAATGCATAATCCTTAAAGGTAAATGCAGGTAGGTTAGCAAGCTTGTAGTCATTCTCAAACATAGTCTTCATTACATCATAGACTTGTTTGTTTACTGACCACTCAGTATGGCTGAGGGCATTAAGACCACGGAGAACTAACTCGCTTGGCCTTGAGTCCCAATCCTTTGGGTTTGCACCAACAGGATGATATCGCTTGATCATCTTCTTACGGATCCAGGGAGATAAGAAACCACCATCTTCCTTTGCTGTGTGCTGGATAGGTGGGCAGATCATAGGACGATATACAAGACATGCTGCTTCTAGTAATTCATGTCGCTTGCTTAGTTCCTTGAGAATCCAAGGAGCAAAACAAACAAGTAATGACTTACGATTCTTTCCATTCCAATGTACCCTACTTACTAGGATATCACTGGATAGAGCAATGCGTAGCATGTTATGCCCAAGGTCTTCCTTTTCCTTAGCCTTTAGCTTTGGAATAGATCCAACCTTTTTAGTAAATGCTTTGCACCGCTTGATTGTCCAGTTCTTAATGAACTTGGATTGCTTTCTCCAATCTTCTGAGAACTTCTTCTTTGCTTGTTGATAGGATACAATGTTAATAACATCATCAGCAATAAGCTTAGCTACTTGTTGTGCTACTGGTGCATTGCTTGGAATGCCCATTGTATCATCAAAGCTTTGGATGGTATTCCTAGTTAGGAATAAGCGCATTACATTTCTAATAGTAATGTCTGCCATCTTAGCTGCACCAACACAAAGTAATGGTGCTAACCAATCAGGCGACTTGCGGTTATTAGAACATGTGTCAATCCACTTTTGATAGAAAGGTGTAAGATGAATAACTGCGCTTTCAAGTAGTAATTGCTCAGGCTTTCCTTCATCGACGGCACGGTTATACTCCTTCCAGTATTTTTCAATACCATTATCTAGCAGATCTTCTTCAAATAACTTTTGATTAGTTACTCTAAATTCTTTTTGTTCTGGTGTTAGTTGATTCCAGGTAGTTAATTTCACTCATCATCCTCACAGTTATCATAGTTGCATTCGTCATTGTACAAATCTTTTGCACAATTATAACAATAAGAACCAGGTTTATAAGGTGTACCATCCACAAAACCACACAGTGGACAATCCATTCTATAGTTTTCTTTGTTTTCTTTTTCCATGTAGTTTATTTCTCTAGCAATATACTAGGTTACTGGGAATTAATCCAACTTTTCATAGTCAAAGCATCCCACGAATGCTTCATTAGACTGGGAATAAGAGCATCAATAACTTCAGCATAGACTTTAATTTCTTTCTGAGCATGCTTATTAATACGCTGAGAATAGAATCGAGCTAGAGCAGACAACGATCCAGTCCAATACCACTCAGTATAAGTAGCTTGTGGTAGCACAAAGCGTGCCTGTTCAGGTGCAATTCCAAGCTTAATCAAACTATTGTAGGCATTGTTAGCTACAGTAATTGCATCTTGATATACAGCCCAAGCTGTATTGTAATCCTCAGTAGTAACATATTCACCACTACCTTGCTTTACAGAACCTTCAGGTCGATACGACCACTCAGGTGTAAAGAACTCAGGTTGATCATCTACATAACGACGAGATACTTCATTTTCAACAAAGCCAACCTTATGCTTGAAGAACTGAGTCCTGATTGGCATAGGTGCTTTGATGTGGAATGTAAGAGAAGTATGAGCAAATGGAGTCCAGTGGTTATGCTTGGCTAGATAGTTAATCAACCTAACATCCTTGTCACATAAGTGCATACCACCCATATCACCATATTCCCAAGAGCTTTCCTTGTTAAAGGAAACTCTAGCTGCATTGACTACGGATAGATCACTACCCATAAAATCAACAAGCCGTACAAATCCAGCATTACCAACAGGAATCTTTTTATCTGATTGCATCTTCCATCCTTATGTTATACTTCCGCATCATATCTTCTGCATTGGTAGTAATAACAGGCATATTAAATAATTTATTTAGTACAAGAGAACACTTGTGAACACAATCATCCCGCTTAGGTGGAAAGATAAACCTAGTAAGAGAGCTAGGCCATCTTAGAAACTTTTTAAACGGAGTCATTGGTGGCAGCGTATTTACATACATAACAATATTGCATAGCTTCTCATCTGTTTCACCGATATAAAAGCTAGTAGCAGCATCTTTATCTTTGAATAACATTGATTCACCCTTAAGAGAAACCCAACGGGGAATTTCAAAATCATCAAAGCAATGCATTACATTGTTATCAAACTGTAGACTGCAATGATTCCAGCTTGTAAAGAGACTCCAATACCATTGCGAGAACGGACTCAGGGAGTTGTGTAGATTGTAAATTCTTAGGTAAACTTTCAATCGGTATGGCCTTTCTTATTTCTTTGAATGGTAACTGAGGAGCACCATTAATGTAATCTATTTCTCTAATTGTAATGTCAAGTACGGATATAATAGGCATAAATAAAAGGGCTACCCCTAGTTAAAGGAGTAGCCCCTGAATCAAACAAGAGCAAGAGCTGCGTTCATAACATCAATCTTGTACTTGGCGCGATTGCCAAAGACAACATCGTTGAACTTATTCTCTGTCTTCTTGTTACCACGATAGATTTGGCCGTGGTCCAGCCAGTTGGTCACGGCATTAGCCGCATTCCACATATTGTAACCAACCTGTCCAGCTTCTTCATCGAAGGTGTTAGACCATCGAATCATAACAGAAGCAGCACGATTGTTGGCATCAACTTCCTTTTCATTTGAAGGATTGTTGTGGATGTCACCAAACATGTTCATGTAAACCTGAGTCCAGAACTTCTGGACAAACTCAACAGTAACATTCTTGTTGGCAAGATCATTTGCCTTGTTGGCAAAGACTTCAGTAACCTTCTGGAACTGTTGAATACCATCAACCAAGGAGTCAATTCGTTCCTGAACATTACCTGTGTGCTTGATAGAAATACCCATCTTCCTAGTAGAAAGAGCAAGGTTCAAGGTGTTTTCACAGATAACGCGAACTGAAGTTGGAAGAATATCCAAAGCATGCAGACCATTATGCCCACTAGTAAATAGTGTATAGGGCCTGACTTCATCATCGCGCTTGCCAACATTGAAGCTGTTACCTCGCATGAGATACCAGACACGCTGACCACCACCAAGACAGCCAGCGGTTTCAATCTTAACCTTATCGCTGATTTGTTCAGCCATAAAGCCAAGTTCCTGGTTCTGAATTACCTGGTAGTCTGGGCCAACAATACCAAGGATGGTATCATTATCAGTACGCACAGTAGCAAAGAAACGATTGGTAGTAACAGAGATTCCATTGTTGTCTGCAACAATAGGACTCTTGTTAACTGTCCAATTAAGGTCTGCCTTTTCATTGGCTTCAACCAACGATAGACCATTTACATCTGTTCCAAAAGAACTAAAGATTGACATTTATGTTATACCTTTCAATAAAAACTTTTAGTGGCAACCACTCATTGGTGTTTGCCTGAAGTACCCAACCATCATCGGTGTAATCTACAATCCAAGTATTCTTTAGAAGATACTCAGCCACCGAGGATTCGTGGGTCTGATTCGACTTCGTTTGGTTCGTCATAGTCTGGGACATTTAGAAACTCCCACCAAACCATTTGTTCATCAGTCAGCTGGAGATCGTCCGGCTGCTGGGGGATTTCGGGATTCAAGTTCTGCATTGATTACATCAATTTCAGTAAGATACTGGGATGCTTCGGATTCTTTGTGAAACTTATGAAACATTTCACGAACCAAGACCAGCTCATCTACCGTAAAGGTAGACAAGTCTGGCCTAGAGTTCGTGGGTATCTTAGAAGATATCATCGGTGTCTACACGACCACGATTCATGTTTAGCTCTGAGATGTGTCGCAGAGCATGCCGAAGGTTATCAAACTCAATCTCAGTCAACCGAATTGAGATGTTGGTTTCTTCATCTCCATTGGTTTCCTTTACCTTAAGTTCAAAGACAAAGGGAGAGTTGTACTTACTGTTGCTGTCAACAAACGAGTGCCAGTTAACGGTGAGTTTAGAGTTGATTTCCGAGGTCTGTGAGAGATTAGTACGAGTAGTCATTTACTTTACATCCTTTAGATCAATGCATTCTTGCATGTCGGGACCACCCCAACATTCGGTAATCTGTTCATTTAGAATTTCATTAATAACCTTGGCATAGTTCTTGTCTTCCCGAAGGTTAACAAAGCGAATGCCAATGTCTTCCAGTGCTGCTGCCCAGTCGCGCCAGTTAGAATCAGTGACTTCCTTCAAAGTGAAGCCAGCTTCTTCCAACATCTTTCGATTGGTGGTAATGGGGCCTGCATTATCCACTGCAATGCATGCTTCAATACAACCAAAATCAAGATCATATTCTTCGCAATACTTGCGAATCTTTTCAATTCTTTCGTTACGCTTTTGTTCAATAAAGTTATAGTTCATATTTACCACCAACCACAAACAACACCGTTGTTCTTGGCAACAATTCCAAACCATTCTGCTAGTTCTTTAGCAGTTTGTTTATCTATACCATAGATATTACGAGATTCAAACCCAGGTTCAATGACAAACATTCTTTCGCTAGCAATAGCAAGTTTATTTGCCATTGTCTTAACATCCTCTTCGTCAATTGTTTCCTGATACAATGAAAACCCAGTAACATATGTAATGTAATCATTGTATACTTTACCACGGAATGAGTTACCCATGTTGGACATGATGCCACCAACAAGATAGTTGGGAACAAACAAGTCTTCATCCATGAGCTTAAACTTGTCGCCATTCCTGATACATGCGTAAGTGTCAAGACCCAAGGGAATCTACCTTCATAATTTCATCTTCAATTGCTTGAAGCTTGGAAATAATATCCTTAATTGGATATTCTTCCTGGTATTCTTCCATAGTTACCATTAGATCGTTAAACTTCTTAAAGATTTCTTCCATTGTTATCCTTTACTAGGGCTTCAAGAATTACTTCCATGATCTTAGACTCTGACTCAGCAAAGTCCATACTTGTGTTTCTAAGAATCTCAGAACAAGTCCTGAAATCCAAAGCTCCAATCTCATACCTATAGCCATCAACAAATGGCTTAAAGATATTATCGGTATTATCTCCTCTTTCCTGGGCGTTCCAGTACTGTTCCGAGTACAACTGGAATGTATCACACAAGGCACAAGTGCCTTGGTATACCCAAAGCAGGGCATACTTATCTCCATTTGATAGGAGATAGCAATGAGTAGTTTGGTACTCTCCTTCATAGGTATGGGCAATAACCTTAATACCTAATTCCTTACTTACTTCTTCAATCACTTGGGTGTATGAATTATACATTGCCATATACTCCTAGGTATACCTAGGTAATATTAATACTATAGTAATAATAATACCTAGGTTTAACCCCTAGCTATATACTAGGTTAAAAGGGGTAGCCTAGGGATTAACCTAGGCTACCCAGTTTATTCAGAACGGAAGAGGAACATTTTCCACAATGTTCACAGTCACACCCTCAACGAGGGGTGGTCGCTCCAGTTTTGGGCTGGGGCGGCTGATCTTGCCCTTCAGGGCAGGAGCCTTTGGATGCTGGGCATTGGTGTTAGCCCAGATGGACACGGGAACCTTAACAGTTTCCTGACCAACCGTAATGGTAACATATCCATTAAAAGCTGGAGCCTGGGGGTTGGTAGTGTTAACTGCCCACAGGTCAATACGACACTGAGTCACTTCGATCATCACTAGAATCCTCAAAAGTTTCTTCGGGAGCCATACCATATTCAGACATCAGCTGCTCCCATTCGCTGACATCCTTCCAATTATCGGGCATTTTTGCCTCCTGTGAAAGACAGTCTATAGGTTTCCCCATAGACTGCCTAGTAACCCTATTAGCTTGCTCTAAGCCAGGGTGGGTTAGGTCCTTAGCCTAGGTTATTACTACCCCTTATTTGCTTTATATCGGGGTCAGC